CTTTATTCGGCGCAATTCCGCGAAGACAAGTCGGTCAATTAGGTCACCAAAGATTAGCCACTCAGGGGCCGCATTAACGCCGCGCGCGTATTTGTTGTACTGATTAATTGTGAAGATCCCCGCTTCAGCAGCGGGCGATTCCATTTTAGAGATCGTGTTTCGGCTTAAGCCGCTACGCTCGGAAAGCTGGCGCGCGGAAATGCCTGCTTTTTTCCTTGCCGCCAAACATCGTTTATGAATAGCCATACCACATCCCGGCTGTTAAGTGGCTCACAATCAGAGCCAAAACCTTCGATCTTAGGGTGTTTTGGCTCACATTCAAGGCCAGATTGTTAAGAGTTGTTACGCAGGTGGCACGGTCTTTTTTTTAGAACTTAAATGAATAAGACGAGTTAAATCAAGGCAGGAATATAACTAACCAAGGATTTTTAGTCATGCAGGAGCCGCAGTCGCCAAGACTAAAAGAAAGAAAGGGAGATTTAAAAAAGGAATTGTCGAAGCTAGACAAGATTCTCGACGGGCAGGAAGCCCAGAAACTTTACCGCGCACTTGGAAGGATAGTTACGCATCACGTAGAGGCAGCGAAGGTAGAAAGTGAGCCGATAAAATGAGCCTGCTACTCAACGGGAACGCGCTCAAAGCGAAGACCTTGATCCTGATCGTAAACCTTCTTCCAAACCTTGCCGCTCGAAGTATCGATCATGATTGGCCCTAAGCCGTTTACCATCTTGACGGCGTAGCGCCCTTCTCCGCTGGCTGCGACATACCCAAGCACTACTGCAAGCGAAACCGAAAGCGCAATAAGCAGTGCGGTTAGCGGTGATAGATTCATATCTCGATTCCTCATCCATTGAGATGAATTGTTATTAGCGATCTTTTTTGTATACCGCAATTTTTTCAGCCATCTTAGACAGCACCTTAAACTGTTCTTGCTCGGGCAGCTCGTCGATTAAGGAGCCATACGCCTCAAAGAACTCATCAGCATCCGCGACACCTTTGCTTGGTGCCCTGAAGTCTGGGTCTATCTCAGTAACATCAACCTGTAGTATTGATGCCATTTTGATTTTGGCGTCAGTATTGAGAGGGATATAGCCAGAAAAATACTGCGCCACAGTGCCTTGCGACTTCCACCCGCCAAGATCAGCAATTTTGTCTTGCGTCAGACCAAGCGTCTTCTTTTTCCTCGTATAAATCTCTCGCAAACGAATGCGATTAGCTTCTTCTTGAGGTGTGAGTGCGCGTCTTTCCATGGCCTGCTTTTTGGTTTGCGATAACACCGTAATTTTATTAGCAGTGGTGTTAAACGGACAAACCGCATCACGAATATTGTTGACAATTTCTGTAGCTCTTTTATTATTCGCGTTGTGAATATTTTGTTTTATAGGTGAACTCATGACCGAAATCTCTAAATTAATCAAAAAAGCATCGAAGCTATGCGGTGGTCAGCAAAACCTCGCTTTTGATCTCGGGCTAGCGTCTCAGGGACAAATAAGCGGTTGGATCAACTCCTTGCGCCCCGTTCCTGCTCACCACTGCGTCAAGATCGAAGAGCTCACAAAAGGCGAAGTTTCGCGTTATGACTTACGCCCCGACGTCTTTGGCGAACACCCTGATAAAGAAAGCCGGGCCGCTTAATCATCGGCCCGCTTTGCTTTTTCGCGCCCCTATTTTTCGAGGCGAGTTTTTTAAGCTTACAAACAAGATAGCAAACGAAGCGCCTTTAACCACGGTTAATACAAGAGAGAGTAACCAATGGACCATATCTGCCAAGCCATATACGACGTAGTACACGACTCCGACCTTTCGACCAAAGAGATCGCTAGCCGACTCGGAATGCCGAGACAAACGCTGATCAATAAGGCGAATCCTCAGTGCGAAAGCCACAAGCTGGGCGTACTCGAGAGCGTCGCTATCCAGAAAATGACGGGTAGCACGGCCATCGTGCGGGCCATGATGCTAGAGCTTGATCAATCGAAAGAAAGCGCAAGCCCTGCGCACTACCTTCAAGCAGCGTTGCACTTTAGCCGAGAAGTTGGCGACGTTGTTCGAGCCATCGAGGATGCGGCAGCAGATGGCCGGTTCACGGCTCGAGAGGTCGAGCAGTGCATGCGAGAGATGGACGAAGCAGAGAAGTCGATCAGCGAGCTACGGGCGTCACTACTCGCTCATTCGGGACTGCCAAGAGTGCGCAGCATCTAGTCACACGCCGGAGCCCTTTAATGGCCAGAATAAGATCAATTAAGCCAGAGTACTTCAAACACTTGAAGCTATTCGAGCTAGAGGAAGAGACAGGACTGCCACTGCGCGTTGCGTTTTCTGCTTTATGGACTGTGGCGGATCGTGAGGGACGATTTGTTTGGATCCCTCGTCAGCTAAAAATTGACTGCTTACCATACGACGAGGTTGATTTTTCACGCGTGCTTGACGCGTTATCCACGCGTGATTTTGTTCGAAAATACACGGTAAATGGCGTCGAATATGGCGTAATTCCCGCCTTCAAAGAGCATCAAGTCATTAATAATCGCGAATCGGAATCAAAACTTCCTGACCCCAGTAATGACGAGGGGTTGACGCGTGACTCACGCGTGACCGACGCGAGCACCACGCCTGCTCAGGGGAAGGGAAAGGAAGGGAAGGGAAGGGAAAGGAAGGGAAAGGATATAAAACCTACGTCCGAGAATAAATTCTCCGACGATCATCTGGCCTTCGCGTCTGGCATGTTCAAACTGATTCAAAAAGTCGCCCCCAAGTCCAAGGAGCCAAACTTCGACAAATGGGCTGATGAGATTCGATTGATTAACGAGATCGATGGTCACTCACTCGAAGAGATCGCCGCAGTGTTTCGGTTTGCTAATCGAGACTCGTTCTGGAAAACGAACGTTCTGAGCCCAAGCTCGCTTCGCGACAAGTACGCAAAGCTGCACGCCAACATGCTCAAAGACGGCGGAGGCTACGCTCCAACTGCAAACCAAAAAAACATGTCCGCTTTCAAGAGATTCTTGGATTCAGATGATCAGAAGGGATCTGACGATGAATAAACACGAATTTATTTCTGTGATAGCTCCGCTGGCGGAGTACTACGGGCGGAACCTCACCGACGCAGCAATCGCGGTGTACTACGCAGCTGCTCGAGACATCGATCTGGCAACCTTCGAGCACTTGGCGCAGTGCCACGTCGCGGATCCAGAGCACGGCATGTTCTTCCCTACTCTGGCGCACTTGCTAGCGCAAACGGGCAGCGAAAAAGACGTTACCAGGCTTGCTGGCGAGGCGTTCGACAAGTTTCCAGATATCGACGGGACTTCCAGCTTCGAGCGGAATCAAGAGAAAAAGTTTGATACCGAGGCGCGGCGAAAGAAATACATCGCATCCCAAGTTCTTCGCTGGAAAAACCTAACACCGATTGAGCGCATAGCCGAGTCCGTCATGCTGCCCAAAGCGTTGCGCAACGGCGCAATCACAATGCTAGAGAATCAATCTCAAACCAAGCTAGGAGGCTCAAATGGCTAAGCATCGAAACTACACGAGCGCATACAACGAGGCGGAAAGCGAGGCCTCTGAGGATCCGAAAGAAAAGATTCGCTGTGTTGCGCATGGCTGCCCACTTGCAGGATCCCGAAACGACGGCGGCGATGGCTGGACATGTAGCTATCACGCGATGGCTGGCGGTAGCAATCAGTGGCCATTCGTCACCAAGGTTATCAACGAGAACGCGCACTACCAGCGAATGCTCAAAGCCGTGAACAAGCTCCGCGCGCACGAATTCGACGAACTACAACGACTCAATAGCTGGGCGGTCCATAAGCTGATCATGCCGGTTGCAGAGGAAAGTCACTGCCATTGGCAAGGCCGCGTTCGCGCAACGATTCACCGAGCATTGCAGCACAAAGTACACGAAGCGCTTGAGGATCAGGCGAACCGGTTTAGCTCCGGCGGGCGCAACGTATCCCAAGCGGTGAAAGAGTTGACCAGCGGCGTGCTCATTCAGAAGGTGAAGAAATCCGCATGAAGCAATACGAGGTCGAAAGCGTTCGAGATCTAGGGGCGGTGCTGAACAAGATCAGGCACATGGTTCAGCTCGCATTCACGAACAGCGGATTATCCAAGGCGTTCATTGCGATCAGTCGAGAGCCGTTTGAGATTCGCAGTAATGACCAAAACGCTCTGATGTGGCCCCTGCTGACCGACTTCAGCCATCAGGTTGAGCATGGCAACCGCAAATACTCCCCGGATCAATGGAAAGAGATACTGACGGCAGCCTTCGAAGATGTTTACGAATACGCGCCTAGCTTGGATGGCCAACACATGGTTGCGTTCGGTGCGAGAACAAGCAAGTACACAAAAAAGAAAATGTCGCAGTTCATTGAGTTTATCTACGCGGAAGGGTGCGAACGCGGTGTTGATTGGTCGCAGCGCTCAAGCGACTCACTCGAAGAGGCGAGAAAGTGAAGTCAAACAAAATAAGAGCGTCGGCCAAAGGAGAAGAATGCACGTTTCAGATCGTCGGGGTGTGTAATTACAACCCAGAAACAACCGTTCTGTGCCATTTGAACTTTGAGCTAAGCGGCATGGGTCGAAAGGCAAGTGATCTTAGCGCCGCATACGGTTGCAGCGCATGCCATGACGCGATAGACGGAAGAATAGACAGCTTTGAATTAGAAGAGGATCGCTGGTTTTACTTGGGAAGAGCGCTGTATCGCACCCAAGAGCGGCTACATGAAAAACAAATACTCAACGTAGCATAGGGGAAAGACATGACAGAGCCATTGGTAGTTCAATTCATGATGCAGGGAGCCGTAGTTGGAAAAGAGCGCGCACGTAGCGCGATTGTCCGCACGCGTGGCGGTAAGCATCTTACGCGACACTACACGCCCGCGAAGACCAAAAACTACGAGAAAGCGATAGCGATGCAGGCAAAAGCAGCAATGCGAGGTCGAGAGCCTACTGCCGCCCCTATTGAGTTATTTCTAAGCATTTTTCTGCCAATACCTTCCTCATGGCCCAAATGGAAACAAAAGGCGGCTCAGAACGGCCTTATTTCAGCCACAACAAAACCTGACGCCGATAACGTCGTTAAAGCGGTAAAAGACGCACTCAACTGCATTGTCTGGAATGACGATGCTCAAGTGGTGGAAGTTACTGCGCGAAAGTCCTATAGCGACGAGCCCTACATATTTGTTCAGGCCAGCGAAATACCGCTCACATCAGCCAACGTACCTAACCGAGACTCGGTTCACGATAGCTGTGCAGCATTCCTGAAGATGCTCGAGAACGAAAAAGCGATGGCAGATTCAGTATGAGCAAAGAAAGACTTCAATCATGGAATCCGGGAACGCTGGCACTCGAGCCTAAATCGATTGATGAGGCACTTTCAATGCACGGCTTTCGGTTTCGCAATGACCTAGCGGCATTAGATCACGCACTTCAACGAATGGCGAGATCTGCTTCTTTTCTGTACAGGACTAAAAGGCGCGCATGAACAAGTACGAGCGAGAACAAGTTGACGCAATCTGCTTCGCATACTGGCTCCATGTCAGCGGTGTGCATAACGATATCCCCAAGGAAGGGAAGACAATACTTGCCGACTATGTGGAGCTGGGCGGCGTATACAGTTCCGAAGGCTACAAGCCAGAACTCGTAGGCGCAAAAGCCGAGCGTCTGCGCAACTGCGAGGAAACGGAATTCATGCTGTACGCCTCCGAGGTGTTCAACAACATTGAGCTCGCCCAGCAGTGGATCCTTGTCGTTGAGTACTACTACAACCGGCGAAACCCTTCAAAAGAGAAACCGCTAACCGGCAAGCAGCTAGCCGAAAAGCTTGGCATAACGCATGACCAGTATCGACACAAAAAGCGCGCCGGGCGAAACATGGTACTCGGTATGGATAAGGTTCTAAGGCCGCACGTTTATGAAGTGCGAAAGATTGAGGTAGAGGCCAACCCGTCATAACTCACCACGTCACACTACTAACGAAAAAGGAATCACCATGAGCGAACAGAGCATTGAAATGAAAGCACCGCACATTACGCCAGAACACATCGAGGAAACAGTCGTCAAAGAGGACTATTACGTCTTCCCCGGCACTTGCCTAACCGTGTGCTGTCTAACGCTTAAGAACGGCTTTACGGTAACGGGCGAAAGTGCGTGCGCAAGCCCTGAAAACTTCAATCACGCAAAGGGCGAGAAGTACGCCAAGGAAGATGCGCTCAACAAGATCTGGGCTCTCGAAGGCTATCTGTTAAAGCAGAAGCTGTTTGAGTCAGCATCATGCGAAAAAGTGCGAACGGAATAGGTGCGAATGATGCTTAAGAAAAAGATGTTAGCGCAGGCTGTGATAGCCGCCTCTATGGCTATTTATGGTCACGACTACCCGCGCACCAGAAGGAAGGAAGCTGGCTTTGATATTGAAGAAGAGTACGAACTGATTCAGCAGAAGAAGAGCAAGCTGTCTGCGAATTATGGTCACGACTACCCGCGCACCAGAAGGAAGGAAGCTGGCTTTGATATTGAAGAAGAGTACGAACTGATTCAGCAGAAGAAGAGCAAGCTGTCTGCGAATCAACGCAGACGGGTCGTGCTTCAGATTGAGAGAAAGAATGATCCTGATTGGGACGTATGAAAGAACTGTAAGTAATTAGGAGTTAGAAATGAAATTGGAATTCAGGATTTTAAGGGTATTTGAAACGGTGAAAGAGCCTCAAGGCGCTTTTGGACCACCTGCTATAGATGTTAAGAAACAGGTATCTCAAACATTACAACACAGAGTGGTCACTAACGACCCAATGGTTTCAACGGACTGGATAGACGTACCCGTTGTAGATTTCGATAACGATACGGGAGAGTACATTGAGGCCAAAAACTAAATAACTACCGGAGGTGATTTATGAAATGCACGTTAACGCCCTTTACAAGAAGACGAGCCGGAAAATCGAAATGGGCAGAATATGTGGAAAAAGAGTTAGTAGCTTCCGGTAAGTCTGTTACTAGAGTTTACTTAGATGAAAATGGAGAAATAGCAACCAAAGTTATAGCGCCAGAAAAAGTTATTAAAGAGTGATTTAGATGGAAGGCAAAGTCGTAAACATGACAAAGTATCGTCCTCACCTTTCTGGAAATGCGCGCTGCCTCCAATGCTCGCACGAATGGGTTGCCGTTACGCCTATCGGCACGACCGAGCTTGAATGCCCGGAGTGCAAGACGCTCAAGGGCGTAATGAAAGGCCTCGTCGCGCCACAAACCGTATGGGAGTGCGCATGCGGATCCCAGCTATTCTTCATAGACCCTCAAGGCACCATGTGCAGCATGTGCGGATCTCGACCAGATCCCGAAGAGCTTTAGTTCCTCTGGTTAATTCCCCTCCCGATAACCAAGGCGGCTGTATTTTCTGAACGAGTGCGGTATGCTTTCTGTTCGAACATTGAACGGATACAGGCATGCCGGTCTATTTTGCTGTTCTTTTCGCCTACTTGGGCGGAGCTTCTTTTCTAGGATTCCTGCTTGCGCTCGGCGGCGGCAGTAAGAATACCGTAGCGTGGCTACTGCTGGTTGCGATAGCCTGCTTTGGCGCATATCTAAAAGCCGATACCCTGTGCGATAGCGTTCAACGCAAAGACCACATCAACAAATGTCTCGCGCCATTCAGGCACCTAATCAACTTCGATATTCTTTACTACCTTGCGGCCGTCATCATCGTGATTGGTTCGCTGATCTACTTCGATTAGTCGATACTCACCGCATCCCGCTGCTTGTTGAAGCGATCAACAACAAGCTTCATACGCTCTTCGATTTCCGTTAGGCGCTTATCCCGTTCCGCATCAGTCAGATCCTCGCGAGACTCTACGCGGTCACGACGGCGGCGAAGGTTTTTCATCTGTTCATCGGTAGCCTTTAGCATGGGCTCGAGGCGCAAGATATCCCGATACTTACTCTGAAATTCCCAGCGCTCTTTGCCGCGGAGTGAAGTGCGCTCTTCTGCAATGGCCTTCACTTCTCTGCGATAGTCGTAGAAGCGAGAGATATCGCCGTAAGGCATGATCTTTCCGCTCACTTTCCGCAAGAAAGGAATGTTCCTGTCATCCAGTTCGCGTCCATCGCTTGTAGCGTCCGCCACTTCGTACACTCTGGCCCCGAGGCTATACAAACCGCCCAAGGAGTACTCCATCATGTGTTCGATAGTATCGGGTGCAATATCGAACCTCCCTTCTCGGTAGTCGCTACCGCCTGTAACTTCATTCAGCCATTGCGCAACCGTCTTGTATGGATCCTTCGTTGAGCGCATAGAGCTGGCCGAGTCGGTCTTCTTCACGCCAAAGCCGCGATCTTCTGGATAGATATTGCTGCCCCAGTGGTTTGTATTCATGCCGATTTGAGCGAAAGGAAGCAGTACCGTCGGGGTAATTGTTAGCGGGATTGCTTGCTCTGGCTCTCCGCCGTGCATCCCTATCGGGCTAAATGAGTTAATGGCGGAGCTGATCACGTTCCACATCAGGCCTTCTCTGCGTGGTTGGTGTTCGCTGAACGTGGCACCTTCCATTGCGTCGCCGATGTTATAGAAAATGTTGTAGCCGTAAGGCAGCGCGATTGTGTAGTACTCGCCCGGCTCGCCGCCAAAGACCGACTTCATGAGAACAAGGTTACGCTCACGCACATAATCAGGCACTTTGTCATAGAAATTTGCACCGTCGTCGTCTTCTCCGGCCATAAAGCGATTCAGCGCAGACAGAACGAATGAGGCACCAACCATGACTGCAGCGGCTTTCTGTGCTGCATTAAGTTTCTTTCCGCCCTGCTCGTCATGAGCAAAGGTTCCAATGGCTCGAGCAAAGTTCGCGGTACCCTGAATAGAGGCGTTCGCAAACATGTACAAGCTGTTCAGCGTGGCCCCTACCTCGCCCTTTCGGTTGAAGTTCACGGTTAGGTTCTTGGCAAAGCTGGCCGCCTTCTTGCGACTAATCCCCTGCTTGCGCGCTTCCATGTAAGCAGAAAGCCTGACTCCGTTCTCGACGGCACTGTTAGCACGCTCAACAAGCCCGCCAACGCCTTTCTTGAACTGGAAAAGCTTACCAACGGCGCCACCGTTCGCCATCTTCACCATGCGATCTAAGTCTTTCGCAATACCGTCCAGAGGCTTGCTGTCAAAGTAGCCAGTCTTGGCTCCATCCTCTAGAAACTCTTCGTAGTACTGCTGAATTTCTGCTGCATCGCCCTCAAGCACTTGATCTCGGTCTGAAGCCCAAATAGCTCTGATGGTTTTAGGGATCCCCTTGACCATTTTGGCTGCGAGATCCTTGCCTTTTACCTTGCCGTCTTCCAGATCCTGTTCGGCCATGGCGTTATACATGGCTGTTTGAACGTCGCGAACCATGTTCGAGATCATGAATTCTGGGTTGTAACTGGTATTCACAGAAGATAGGAAGCGCGTGATCATGCCTAGCGTCTGCATGACCTTGTTCATAGGCTCTGGGCCTAAGTTCTTCATTGCTTCCATGAGGCGCTTGTCGTGAATCTTAATGAAGTACTCTTTGCCGTCGCGCTTTACGCCCAAATAGTCATCGCGCATCATGTGCATCGGTAACGGAACGTCTTGCACCGATTCGCCTTCAGAAGTTTTCACTAGGCGCGTATGCGTATCTGGGTTCTCTTCGGTAAAGATCTCCCAGTAATCCGCGTTCGGGTTTGCCTCGACCAGCTTCAGGAAGGTTTGCCCTACCTCATTTTTGCGGTTTCGGATCACGCTTTCTGTCAGATCCTGAATAACGTGTAGCGTTGGAGACTCTGCCATTGAACGACGACCAAGCGCCCGCATTGATTCTTTGCCGCGAATATCGAAGCCCTTGCCTACTCGCGCATGCTTTGTGTCGATCTCGTTGTCTGCGTAGCCCTTGAGTGGCACATAATGCTCGTACATCTCTTCCCAAGCATCTGTTTGGGCATCACTTTGAAGGCCTGATTCGCGCAGTAGCTCACGGCGACGCGCTGTAATGGCGTAAACCTTGTTGGCCAGCCCCTCGAGAGCGGCGTACTGCCCGCTTGTTTTGAACGATTTAAGAATGGCTTCTGCTTCAGCATTGGTCATGCCGGATCCGCCGTCTGGCAGATCATCGTTAATCGTTGCGATATAGGCGTTTCGTTCCTCTGCGTGGCGCGCAATAAGGAACAGATCAAGCTCGCTCATTTCGATATCAGCGCTCGCCATTTCATCGACAAGAGGCTGGATCAGATCACGCTCGATGTCGTTCAAGTCCTTCTCGGTCTTCCCGTGAAAGGCCTCTTCCGCCATGTACGCGTCTTCTTCTTCGGTAAGTCTGCCTTCAAAGGATTTAATTGCAGCCTGCGTGCGCTTCAGAGGTTTGAATTTGTCTTGCCACTTGCGGATCAGCTTATCGGCAATACTTTCCTCTGGCACGATGAAAGGCTTATCGCCTTCTCGAGCCCGGAACTGAGCGTTATCGGACTCGGGGAAGTTTCTCTGTGGTCGCGACCCGTCACGAATCCCGCTCGAGATACTGCGCACATAGTCGCGAATGTCTTGCTTGGTGATGGCTTTCTTGGAATGGAAACCGATTTTCTTAAGCAGGCCGCGAAGAGTCTCGGCAATATAGTCCGCTAGGCGGATTAACCAGCTATCGGTTTTTTCTGCGGTAAATGCGAACACTTCTTCAGCGCGCATAAGCAAAGGCTTATCGCTATAGGCAGAATCAACCTCTTTCCATAGCTGCTTAAAAGCTTTGTCGTTGCGAGAGGCTAAGACTCGCGTGAGAAGCGCTTGCTTATCGTCCGGAGTAAAGGTATTGAGTCCATAGTGTCCAAGAATCTCGTGGCGAAGGACTTTTTCGGCCATCGCTTTCGAACGCATAGCGCCTGCGACAAGCACAATTTTTCCTCGTTTTGCGTGGTAGGATCCTTCGATAAGGTAGCCGAGGTTTTTGGCGCTGTATTGTTCTCCATAAATATCTTCCTGATTTTGGACAATAATCGGTTCGACAGGGATATTACCATTATAGTCACGCATAAACCCATCAACCACTTCTTGAAGCTCGGCGACGGTTAAGCCTTCGCCTGCATCGGCCTTGCTACGTGATTGAATACCGATACCAAGCTCTGTCTCTTTGGTTTCGAGTGCGCCAATCAGCCCGTCAAATGCTTCGTTGATCGCGTTACGCTCGTCACCCTGCGGATAGCGAAGATGTGCTTCTGACTCTACTCGTCGCGACTCTTCAGGGCTTAAATTCTTCCATGCAGATGTTAAATAATCATTCTTGAAACCAGAATCATTCAGTCGATCCAGCACGTACATTTCAAATGAGCGGGCGAACATCTCTAAGCGGGTTGCCCAGTACGGATCCTTTTTGTCTTTATCTAGAACGTTGGCGTTACGCTTAAACTCTGACATTTTGATCTGCTGCGGCTTATGCACCTTGGCATACGATTCAGCATCTTTGGCAAACTCCAAGCCTCCAACGGCGCTATCGAGCCATAAGAATGTTTCTTTGTCCGGCATGTAGCCATGAGCTTTACGCGCAAGATTGCGCATTTCGTTGGCGTTGCTCCCGATAAAGTCCTTTGATTTGCCCAGCGATACCATTTCTCCGCGCTCACCGCTCGCGACCTTCTTGGCAAGCTCTTCAAACCTACTGCTTTGAGCGCTATCCGCTTTGCTCATGAAGCGCGAACGTATGCGCTCTATATAGCGGTCGATATCTTTCTTTGCGCCAGCCTGTCGGTCTTTACGGGCCTGCTCCATTTCCTCGGGCGTGCGGTTGATCTCGATCTTTTCCATTGCCGTGAGAAGCTTCTTATACGCCTCTACGATCTCTGGACGAATATCAGAGTCTTTGATTTTCCAGTCCTTGTCTGCAAACTCGCTCAAGAAAGGTTCTTTCGCTCGCGCAAGGCCTGCAATCATTCCGTAGTTGTGATCAAGGGCATGACCCCACTCGTGGGCGAGACTTCCTGCGCCGACGGTTTTGGTAATGTTGATTTCGTTCACGCCCGGAACAAAGTGTGCCGCAGCATTCCCGCCTCGGCCTTGTGCGCCAAACGCGATACCGAGCGAGCCATTTAAGGACATCGCTTTTGGTGGAACACCCAGAATTTCCGCAAGGTCCATGAATGAATCATAAGCGTGATTCGTGTGAAGTTGCCGATCCGCAGGCTTCATCCAGTTACCGAAGTTGATTCCTTTGAAGCCAAAGGTCTCGCGCAGAGTGTCTGCGTCGACATCGCCTTCGCGATACTGCGTACCCTCGCGCTTAACGTGATCGAGCGGCACGGAAGGCTCTTTAAACGCGGCTTTGCGCACTACTTTCGCCAGCGTGCGCGCGGACTCAATCGCCTCTTCTTGTGTGTCGTGCGTTCGAATCGCATGCCGTGATCGCTTCTTGGTGAGAATCCATTTGCCGTCCTTCTCAGAAACAGAGTATTGCTTCGTCCACGCTTCCCGCTTAGCAGGCCAGCCCTCAGAAATATCCGAAACCGCCTTTCTCAACGAGCGAGAATCAATAGAAGAGCGCTGCAGGAATCGATTGCCGCCAACAGAAAGCACTTTTGTATTGCCCTCCTTGTTTGTTGCTCCCCATCGCTTGCCGTTCTCGTTCTTCGGAAAGACTTCATCGCTTACCTTTTGCGTTAAGCTTCCCATGGAATCGGAAACGGTCTGCCCTGCACGCATCTGCGCCATGTAGTCATTGCTGGCATTCGATACGGCCTCAAGCGCAGTCATAATGTCGTTCTTGTACTCGTCCGACACAACGTGCTTTTGCACAACATCGCGAATCTTGCCCATTGTCTCGACGTAAGCCCGAACGCTCTGGTCGCTGTTTGAGTTAGGCTTTGTGGCAAGTGAGTCGTACACTGTTTTCATGGCATAAGCTGCCAGAGGATTTAGGCCGTCTTCAACCAACTGCTCATAGTTTGGCTTGGGCCACACCTTAGCCTTAGTGGCTGCCTTCACCTGTTCAGTGTCGCTCATGCCGTTCAGGTCTTCTAGCGTGAGCGCCTTGCCGCCTCGACGGTTCGCGAACAACTCTACGCCGCTATCTTTGAGTGCTTCTTGCTTTGATGAAGGCTTGGCTTTAGCTTTTGGTTTGGCCTTTTTCTTTTCAGGTGCTGGATCCGCCGCTGTTTTTGCAGGCTTTGGCTTCGAAATCTTATCGCCGAACTTTTCATCTAGCTCCCCTTTCCACCTAGTAACAAACGTTCGGGCTCGAGATGAGACGTCGCCAGACAATATCGAGTCAAACGTATCATTCATGACGTTGACCGCGCGCTCTAACGCTTGCTCTCTACTTTCAAAGATCTCTTTCGCGTAGATATCTGCGCTAGCCTGACCTTTTACCTTGAAGCTATCGTTATGCACGGCAACGGAAACACCGTATGTCCATTTACCGTTAGGGCCGCTCGCCAGAACGATCTCTGTCGGAATCCCTTTCCAGTCGTCCTCTTTGAACGCGATACGCTCGTAACTTTCCTCGGGGAAGGTGTGATGAAGTTTTTCACCTCCGCCCACCTCCTTTTTATTTAGACCGAATCGAGCAGCAAGTTCCCACTTCTCTTTTGATGAGCGCCACATATCGCTTCGCTTTTGAAATCTTGGAGCAGGAATAGCGAAGTCCCGTTCATCCGCAGTTAATGAGTCGTACCACTCGCGAAACTCTTCAGGAACGAATACTTCTTCAGCATCGGCGCCCGCTTCTTTCTCAAGCAGCTTCGGCTTGGCCTGCTGTGCTTTACTCAACGAGCCTGAAAGCGGCTTAGTCGTATCACCTTTGAGCCATGTCTTGAATTCTTCCATGCTCATTTTGGTGATAGGGCCGACCTTCCAGCCTTTGTCGTAGCTGTCTTTGTACGCTTGCTTGGCGAGACCTTGGTTAGTAAAACCTAGAAGCACTTTGTGCTCGTCAAAGCTGCCATCCGCGTTCACTTGATCGACGATCCAGACTTTATCCGACTCTGGTTTATTGCCAACGAATACGTCTACATGATCGCCGTCCGCGCCCTCGGTCTTGCGAATATAGCCATAATGCGCGCCCATAGTGTTTGACCATGCCTTACCATCCGGAGACGTGCCAGAACGAGTACTTCCCTGTGGATTTTCAACACTAATGTCGAGACCTTGGACTTTGATCTTGCCGACCTTGTAGTTACCGGCTTCTTTCTGGGCCTCGGTCGGCTCTGGAAGATCGTTCTTTGGAGAGGTCGCCGCTTCGTGGGCTTGGTCTTCGAGGCTGCCTGCACTTACTCGCTTTCGGTTTCGCAGGGCAACAATATTGCTTTTAATCGGATCAACGTTGAATTCTTTGGTTAGCTCATTGAATTCATCAATTTCGGACTCGTCTCGGATAAGCGCATTATCCTTGGCCCACTTCGCGGACACTTTTCTGTGCGCGCTCTCTTCGGGCGGGGAAAAGATATCGCCCTGATTTGGATTTGCGTCAGCGGTGCGCTCGGATCCCGTTAGCTGGAAGTCACCAACGGCCTTATCGGCTTTTTCTTTCTGCTCGGCTTCGGCTTCTTGCTTCGCTTCCGCCTCTTGGGTCTGCTTGGTCTCGTCGGCTTGCTGTTGAAGCTCTGCTTCGGTGTAGCTTTCTAGAAGCGGCTGTTGGGGTGTTGCTTCTGGTACGCTTCGTTCTCTTTCACCATCTGATCGAGCGGAGTCGTTGCTAGGTACTGATTCGCCTCTTCCACTGTCTTGCCCGACCGGATTAGCCGGTTCGACGCTTCGTGAAGTATTCGATCCTTCTTGAGTAATTCCGTCACGTTCTTGTTGTTGCTCATAATTTAGTAACTCTTGTTTGAGATCATTAACAACCTTGCCTACTTGCTCACCATTCGCAACGCGCTTGCTGGCTGCGTTCACTAATTCATTAAGTGCAGGCGTTGTTGCAACATGATTGATCAGATCTATGCTGCGCTCACTTGTTTCAGCGATAGCCGCATTCTTGTCCTTCGCGATCACGTTGCCGGCCTTCGAGGCCTTACCCGCATTTTCATTCAGGCTTTTGAACAGGCGCTTATCAGTATTGAGCGTAGACCGTAACTTGTCCAGCACCTTTAAGCGCTGCTGCATGAGAGAAACTTGTGCCTGATCATCGCCAAATAGGCCGCCCTGCTCGCCTTGCTGCTCGGCAAACTCTGCCGCTTTGATTTCATTCGCCAGTAGCTCACGCTGTGTTGCGGTTTGAGGCTGTACCTTTTGGAAAACACTCGCGGCGGCTTCTTGCTTGTCCTGCTCGAAGTTGCCACCAATCGCCGCACCGTCTTTATCCGCCAGCTGTCCGTTAGAGACCATGCCAAAAACATTGTCCGATAGCTTGGCTAGCGCCTCACCATCGCGAACAAGCTGACTAGAAGGAAGGTTAAACTCAGTACGCACACCTTCAATATCCTTACCTGAGTTTCGCATGACCTTTGCGATATCTAGCGCATCCGCCTTGCCATCAGCAATGTTGTTCATAGCCGCCACTTCTCGGGCGTTCGCGACGGTCACGCCATCCGACTCATTGATAAAGCGGGCATTGATTGACGGCTGGCCAAGTCGCTTTGCGAGCGCTACGCGGTGATGGCCGTCAGCAACATAGACAGATCCGTCTTCGCGGCGATGTAATAACACACTTCCGCCTCGTGCATCATCCCATTGCTCGATACCGTCGAGGCGACTATCTACGCCTTCGCCGTCGACTTTTGTTCGGAACTGATACTGCTCTGGATCGACCTGAATATCATTCACGTCAACACGATAAATGCCGGTTTTGTTTTCTTCAGGCGTTGAGCTTTCTGGGTTAAGTTGTGCCTGAATTTCATCGGCGCGCTCCGCCTGAAAGCTGTCCTCATCCTGCTCTGCATCAGCCAGAGGATTACCAAAGTCATCTGTTTGGTTTTCGCTTAAGCCTGAAGCTTCTTCCGGTTGCGCCTCTGCTGCTTGCGCTGCTTCGTTCGCTGCCTCTTGCTCACCAAATGCCGCTTGTTCGAGTTCATCGTTTTCTACCCGCGTTTGTGGCTTTCCTTCTTCCGGCGCTGGATCCGCGCCCTGCTCTTCCGGTGCCTCGGCTTGCCCTTGAATCGCACCTAGACCGCCAACGGTCGCACCCATACCAACGCCTGCGCCTGCGCCTGCAACTACCTCATTCAACGCCTCGGCCGGATTGTAAGGAATTTCCGCATACTCATTTAATGCAACTTGCTTAGAGGCTGATTCGAGCGCGCCTTGCGCAATCTCGGTACCGCCCTCAATGGCTGCGCCTTTACCCGCCTCGAGCGGAAGACGTTTTGTTAACTGACCGGTGACCGCATCCCCAACAAAGCGGTTAAACGCCACGCCAAGGATCGCACCGCCAACGCCTGCGGGAAGCGCTGCCGCCTCTGACGCTTTTTCCGCAACTTTTTCACGCGCAATATCCGGCGACTGTCCTCCGGCAATCAAGTCTTGATAGAACGGCGATTGCGAAAGCATCTCTTCAGGAGCTTCCATTACGGCTTGATAGGTCTCATTGCCGACCATTGCGCCAATCGTTACGCCTTCCGTCGCGGAACCTGCAATACCCGCAGCGGTCGTGGCGGTTTTAGCGCCTGCGCCCATCGCCGTAGCTACGCGAGCGCCAACGCCAGCAGCGCCAACGCCGGGCACCATTGCGGGAATAGACTGCATAATCACGCCGCCCCACGTTCGCGGATCCGTAACGCCTTCGCCTATGCTGAAGTCGTCATTGATAAACCGCTTCGCATTCGCCTCTCTTTGCGCCTTTGAAAGCGTACCTTCCCAATAGGCGGACGTGGTTTCACCCAGATTTGAGAGCGTTTCGCTATCGAATAACCAGCCAGCGCCCGAGACAAGATTGCCGGCACCCATACCAAACGAGCCCCATGCGTCACTAAGAGCGCCCCCCTCTTCTTGGGGAGCGGTCATAGGAGAAGGCGGCGGTGTTGGCTGCGCCGGCTGTGGCGCGCTAGAAAAGTATTCGTCGATGGCGGAGCCCATCTGTTCGGGCGTCGTGCCATCAGGGAAGTTGAAGGTCTTTCCGTTTGCAGTTGCTTTAGGCATTTATTCCACCGTAAATGTGATACCAGAAGAAGAGGTATGCTGTTGAGGGCCGCTTGGTTCTGGCGGACGGGCTTCAAGGCCTCGCGTTTGTGCTCGAATGTATTGCAGCGATTCAATGGCCTGCTGTCGCAATTCATCCGTTGAGCGATAGCCTTCGGCGCCCGGATAAAGCCCTGAAGACTGCTGCACGGCCAGCTCCTGCTCGACAAAGTTTGAAACGAATTTCGCTGGATCCGTTCGGCTTTCGTTAATGCGATTCCACGCCACGTCGAGATTAGGTGCCATGCCGCGCGATACCATCCATTCGGCCGTCCGGACATCGGCCGGAGCGCTACTTGATCCACCATTAGGATCTGAATAGTTGCCAATAACCTTGCCGGACTGCGGATCCACAAGGCGATCATTCACCACAATAGGCTTTTGCGTGCTCAGTCCTTGTATGACCTTTACTTCACCGTTCGGGCCGCGCTGAACAGTGCCAAGGCTAGGATCCTGATATGGATCACCCCAGCGCGCCTCTGGCTGTGGTGCGCCAACACGCGCCCCAAGTTGAGAAACCAACGATTGAAGCTGCGGGCTTGACTGCACTTGCTCGAACATAAGCTGATGGCCCTTGAGTTTCTTCAGGGCAGCCTCAAGCGGTATGGCTTTGGCGTATTCATCTTTTGCAGAACGGTTATCGGTTACAGGCGCATTTCGCCACACTTCACCGTTCGGGCCTTCTTCAAGCACCTGTAGATCAACAAGCAGCCCTTTTCCGTCGGGCGAGGGATACACGCCACCAAGGCGCTTCTCTTTGATCCACGTCTTGCCGCCTTCTGCGCCAATTTCCTCACCGGTATTCTTGGTGATCTCTGTATTGAACACACGCGCAAACGCGCTGTTAAACTCGGGAGAGTTCATTCGAACTTTGCCCGCTATCGCGCCTTCGAGCGTATTGAGTGAGTTACCAAACTCTGGATCGACATAGTTGGACCAGTCCACATCGAAGCGCTTGCCGAATTCGTTGGCCGTCACTGGATCGAGCTGGCCAGACTGCAATCCTTGCTGAACGGATGAGATTAAGCGGGCATCATCTAAGCGATCATATTCATCGATCTTGCGTTGCCCAATCTCCATATTGAGCCCGTGCGACTCTGCTGCGCGCTCGTTTCGATCATCGCGCAAGCCGCGTGTTTGCTCGTTGGTCTCCATGCGATCCATGAAGCCGTATCCTTGAATAAAGCCTCGCGCTAGACCCGAGCCATCTCTGTATCTCATACGTTTCTCCTAAAAGATTGATGAAGCCAAGTAGCCAACGCCGGCACCAATTCCCGCGCCAACGGGGCCGCCGGCCATCATGCCAATGCCTGCACCCGTGCCTATCGCGCTCATCATCTGGCTTTTCTCGGCCTGCTCAATGTTCTCTTCAGTGCGTTCGCGCGCGTTCTCCATGTTGGATACTTGCTGAAGGCCACGCACCGCTTGGTCTTTGTATTGGTTGCCAACCTGAATAAGTCCTGACATCGTTACGCCCTCTGTGTTGCAAGTGTGGATAGTCCGCCAGCGACAATCCCGGTCTCTTGGTCATCTTTGGCGATACGCATGCCGTTCTTCGCGCCTGCGACGGCAGCGGTCTTTTCAAGCGCAAATTCTTTATCTTGGCGCTGGGTTTGGGCGGGCGTCATATTTAAGCCGTACCGGCTCATTGAGCGGTCTAGCTGATCTTGAGATTTATCAAAGGCGCTCGCCATCGTGAGCCCTGCCTTGTTGACTGCCTGCGGCTTATGCTCCGTGTCGTTGAGTCGATCAAACAACATATTCTCAACCGGCGCAAAGCGTTTGAGGTAGTCATTCCACTGCGCTCGATGTACGCGGGCTAAGTTGGTGGAGCCGGAGTCGCTTGTTGAAAGAATGAGACCGTCTTCAGAATAAATCGGATCCGGAGCGGTATTGTTCGAAGCCGTTGATGCCGCGCTAGCCGACTGACTCTTGTTGTAGTTTCCGCCGCCGGTAGCGCCTCGACCGCCTGCCGAAGATCGACCAGACTGATTGCCATTTCGGCCACCGCGACTAGATCCGTTTCGTGAGCTTGGCCCTGCCATAGCTACCTCCTAGTAGTTTGATACAAATGCTTTGTTGTCATACAGGGGCGTCTCTTGGCCCTGCATGTTCGGCGTCATTTCTCGGTTGCTATAAGCGTGATACCCCGCGCCTGCGACAGTGCCTGCAAGCTCTAATCCGGCCTGCTTGTCTTGGAACGATCGATAAGAGCGGTCGATTGCATCCCGCGTCGCGTCGCCTGCAATACTTCCATACCCTTGCAGCGCATCTGTCGCTTGGCCTTGCCCCATCTGGACGACGGTCTGAAGACCTTTAAGGTGTCGGTTATCTACGCTCATCTCTGTTTCGTTCAGTCCGGTACCAACCGTTAGTCCACGATCCAAAGAGAGGCCCGCCAGCACGTCGGTAAACTGCGAGCTGGACGGATCGACGCCGGAAGCGAAGATGTTGCCCTTCAGATCACCTTCCGCTTGACTGAAGTTTTGCTGCACCGCCGTATTGGTAGCGCCCAGCGCGTGGTCATAGTGCGATTCGTTCGCCTGTACGTCCTCAATAAACTGATTCTCAACCGGCTTAAAACGCCTCTGGTAATCGTTCCAGCGCTCGACCGCGATCTTGCCAAGTTCCGCTTCTTCTGGGGTTTGTGATGGGCCTTCGCTCCCGCCTTTACTCATAGCGCCTTCCTCCAAACGTTAAAACCGCTCTCTATGCCAACCATTTCAAAGCCCAGTCGTGGGCCGAGCCGGGCAAAGCCTTTGCGCTTTGTCCAAAACTCTAATTCGTTTACTTCAAATAACCGCCCCAAGAAATTGAGGTCTTCTTCTGTATATTCGGGCCTGCCTGCAGGACTCCATGCCACCCAAAGCAAGAGCTGTGTTTTTCCGTCGCGAACCTTTGGCTTGACGATCAAGAACCCTGTTTTTGAGATCAATAAAAAAGCCCGCTTTGTTAAGCAGGCTTCTAGTGCGTCTCGTGTCAAATTGGGTTGCTCGCTATCTTCTGCAATTTTCTGAAGGTGAGGAATGATCCAGTCGGCGCGCTTAACGTCGCTCGGCTTCAGATTCCCCATAAAGAGAGATCCTGTATTTCGTCTAGCGTTTTACCTTCTGCGACTATCTGTTCTGCGCGAACGAAAATGACCGCTGCACGGACGGCTTGCTTTGCTTTTAGTTCGTCACGCACAGCCTGAAGCTCTGCCTTGGTCATAAAGGCGACGGAATTGTCATACAACTTCCAGCCAAGCTCGCCATTAACCAGTGTTGGCAGGGTGTCGAAGTTTTCAATGGCGCGGTCGAAGCGATCCATTGCGTCTTTGTCGTAGTCGAACACGCGCCCATCATCCAAAGTAATTGGCATCAATTCGATCTCATTCCGCTGGGCTTTAACCTGATCCCACGTGGCCGCAGGGTTCTCTATCACCAGTGGTTGAACAACCGGAGCGCCGTCTACAAGGGAATACCGCGTGTGTCTCTCAGGCACTTCAAAAGCAGGGACCGGTAGAGAGCTGAGGTCTATTGGGTTTTTGGTTTCTGTGACCGAATCACAGTACCCTTCTTCATTGAATGTAACGTAAATCATCGCTTCACCGCCTGCATGATTATAGCGGTTTCCTGAACTTGCCATTCACCGCCAGACGCACCCAGACCACTACTCGAGTAGTGTCTGCTCGACCATAATTCCACAGTATTGTTCCCTGCACCCATCGGGACAGCCAATTCAAAAGTATGGAGAGTAGGGTTAACCTTAGCGGCGGGGGAAACGGGGTAATAATACGTTCCATTAACTCGCAAATATAACCAACGATCCCCCGGAGAAGCATTACCGCTGTTGCCAGAGTGGCGATCAATTAAAGAATTTACCCTAACAAGAACATCGACAGTACTCGTATGACCATGATTAAAGTAGGCCGTAGCACACTTGATCCGAGTGCCGCCGTAGGCGTAAATCCATACATCAATATCGAAGTTAGAATACTGAACTGCGGTTACCGCGCCTCCTGCTATCTTGAACGTATCGACTGCCGCAGAACCAATTTTCGCCTTCGTAATTGTCGCGTTGGCTATTTTGGCGCCAGTGATCGTCGCGTTTGCAATCTTGGCCGCTGTGATGACTGCGCTACCAATTTTCGCATTCGTTATTGCGCCGTTCTCGATCTTGGCCTCGGTAATCGCGCCATTCGCAATTTGCGCACTACCCACACTTAAGCTGCTGATTTGGGCTGCGCTAATGTTGGCATTCTGAATCTGTGCCGTGGTGATCGAACCGTCGGGAATGTATGCCGGCACATTGATAATAAAGCGCTGCTGACCTTCGACCTTGGCATAACCAAAGATCAATTGAGTGCTGCGCACTGCACTGAGGCTTGAATAGTCGGTTGCTGGATTAAACGGTGTGACCGACTGGCTCGGATCAATGAAGTACATCGCTTCGGCCGCCATGACCATTGCGCTGCTATTGCCATCATTCATGAACTTGTAGCCAGTCACATAACCATTCACATCGAGCTGTAACGTCGCCTCGGCAAGAATGCCCTGCACTTCGCCCTCAAGATCTGTCACGACTGAGGCTTCGGCCTTTTGCAAAATGGCGGCGGTGTTCGCGCCAATCTCCGCTTCGATCTGCGTGACATCTTCAGCGATGGAGCTAAGTTCGTTCTCGGTCACATCGACGCGACCCGACAAACCAGAGAGTGCGTTGGCCGTAGCAGTCACGCCGCTGACGGGATCCTCGACCGTGTTTTCGAGTTGAGCAATGCTGCTGCTCTGCGCTACCAGATCCCCTTCGTTATCGCTTACCCGAGAATCTAGAAGACTGAGTGAGGCCGAATTGGCGGCAATGCCGCTATTGGCGCTGGTTAGATCGTTTTCCAGCAATGTAATGTCTGCACTAACGCTTGCAAGACCACCTTCATTCTGGGTGACGCGAGTATCTAGAGAGCTAATCGCGCCCGCATTGGTCGTGATGTCGCCTTCGGCGTCCGTGAGGCCTGCCTGTAAGGCTGAAACGCTCGAGGCCTGCGACGTAATATCCCCTTCAGCCGTTGTGATCCGCGCTTCGTTGTCGGCAATGGCTATCGCGTTAGCGGAGAGCAAATCATCATAGGTTTGGTATGCGCCGATTTGCGTCCAGAATGCGCCCTCGACCGGCGCTGGACTTGGTGCCGTCATCGCTTGCAATGCACGCCATGCGTAGCCATTGTCCTTAACGTTATCGCCGATATCGTAATCACTATTCGTATCGAACGACGGAAGATTCAACACTTCATTGACGGCGGTTTGAATCGTCGTTAAGCGCGAGTCATGGTCAGTCAGTGTTTGGTTGATGCTTGGAATGCTTTGAATCGGAGTAAGCAATTCATCGGCCAGCTCGCTTTCTGTCAGCCTTCCTGTCAGTACCTCGGCGATATAATCCGGCTCTATCACGGCGCGGCCAACGGTGCCGGCCGTTGCATTGAACTGAGTGTGCGTTCCTGACGTGGAAACCGCCCTTACCCAGTAAAAATAGTCCTGATCGCTAACAACGGTCTGATCAATATAGATGGGTGCAGCGCTTGTGCCGAGCAACAAAGCATTCGCAAGGTTGTCCGTGTCGGCACGAAAAACTTCGGTGTATGCGTAATGCCGTTGATTTGTGCCTTCCCACGTTAGAAATACGTTTTTAAAGCCGCCAGAGGCGAAGAGGTTTGAAAGCTCTGTTGCGTACTTCGTCTCAACGATATCGCTAAGCGCATCCGCAAGGCTGACGCCCGCGCCTCGCCCCTTCCTAAATAGCCCCGTTTTCACCATGTCGCGGTAGGTAATCACGCGATCTAACGCATTGCCACGCTCGCCCTTCCAGATCTCTACCAGCTCTTTGAGCTTTTCAACGGTCGAGTTCTTTCCTCTGTTTGGCGGAATGCTAGGCGTGCGACTCATTGAACCGCCTCAAGGGTCTCGGCTGCAAAGGCCGCCCTTACTCTGGTGCTACCCTCAATCGCAATATGATATCGGCGCACAAGATAGTTACCCGGCAACCAGAATGGCTCGCTCGATGTGACCGACTGTGTATGCAGTAAGTTGCCTTCGCTGTACAGCTCGAAGGTCACCGGATAGCTTTCGGCATCGACACGCGCGGCTGCAATATTCTGCGAACTGGCAAGCAAGGTTTCAGCGGAGACCCAGCGATAAGGGATAGGGTTGGCGGCGTCGTCATCCCACTTCACGATGTCGCCATCAATCACCAAGTACAGATCGCCCGTCTTTGGATCAACAAAGCCCGCATCGGCATAGAAGTCGAATTCGATAAACGTGTCACCCCGTGCGGTAATCGCAAAGCCCCCACTTACGCTTTGGCCTTGGTAGAAGCCGACGTACCAGTTTTCTTTGCGGTAGGCATGAATCGTCTCGGGGTTAAACTTCTGCCATTGGTAGCGATCAATCACGTTCTGTGTAATCAGCGGCGCTTGTCCAGACGAATCGACGGCGACTAAGCCGTCACCTGTGGCATAGATAGCGTAATCACCCATATCCACCATGCTGCGCTTTGAAATACATGCACGCGGTGTTTCGATCTCGTATTGTGCGGCAGCAGAAGGGCTGGTAAATGCAACAATCACCGGCTTGCCGTCTGTGGCAACCACTAGGCCGCCTCGAACACTGACAATGCCAACGATAGGACGATCCATCGTTAAGCTATACGGCCAAGCGTGCGGCAAGTACTGCTCGCTCAAGTAAAGCTCTTTTCCCGAAAATCCAGCGAGCACGCCGTTCGCACAAGAAGTAAGGCCAATCATGTCGCTCGGCGGCGCATGCCAGTCGACGCTTGGAAGTACTTCGCCCAAGCTCTCGCTTGCGAGCGTGTCGGTATAGGTGGTTTGCGCGACGGGGATCTCTGCAACAAACAAGTAATCTGTGTCGCCGCTTGCGGTCGAGGTGCGATAAATGCGCTTACTGGTAACGTTGTAATTGCCACTTGGCGCGACTGGAATATTCGTTATGCTGACTTCTTCACCAAGCAGCACATCAACAATGTCTGACGGTAATGACGGCGGCCCCTCTTCGCCTCGGGCGCTAACATAGGTGAACGTATACGCGCGACTGTCGGCATTGTCATCAACGGGGTTGGCTGTGCCGGTTACAGTGACATCAAACGTGTCGGCCGGTGCGGGCAGGCCTAAGCGATATCGGTTTGACGGGTAAGGCGCATTGCCCTGCGTCGCAATACTCGCGTAGGTCATGGCGGGCTCGCCATCGCCTGTAAAATACGTGGTGCTTTCGGTGTCCGAGGCAATTGGGCCTTCTGCAACGTTCGCGTCTTGCTGAAACTCAAACCAGTAATTGGTATCGGCATATTTGAAAAGACTTGCTACCGACGCGACCGAAATAGCCCGCTCCAAGCTTGGGCCTCGAAACGCCTCTAATGCACCGGTTTGAAGCCGGCAGTTGATCGCCTTTTGCGCCTCACCTGTTTCGAGTAGGTGCGGCTGTATCTTCGGCCGTGATCCCCGAAAGAAAGTAACGTTCAGCATAGTTATCTCGAGTTAGAGTAAGTGACGGGGTGCGACGCGCATCGGGCGCTCTGAATCACCGTTTGCGCGGCGGTTGCGCGCTTCACGCTTTGAGCTTTCAAATTCCATGTTGTGGTAAGAGGCAAGCGGAGGATTCGACCAGTCTTTATTTGGCATCGATTGAAGTATGCCGGTCGCGCCATGAATCAGGCCTTCGCGGTACTTTGAGCCAAACTGATCTAGTATGCTGGCCGCCGTCTCGGATGGCGCAAGAATGACATGCACCTCAATCGGCCCCTTGCCAATGTGCGGCTGTCGATCAAAGGTCAGCAGGCCGAAGGCGTTGATCTTTGGCCAGTCATGCTCAGGCAGCTCAGAGAAGCCGCTGCGACTTCGATAGCCAATGCGATCAATCGCCACAATCTGCGTATCTTCAGGCGGATCTAGGCGGTAGCGCAGCACGCCCTCTACTGGATAGATCCCGTTTAGTTGCTCGGACCACGCATGCGAGTCGCGACAAAAGATAATCGCCGCTCGGCGCACTGTGTCGATCACTAGCGGATCCGGACAGCCCGGAACGTGCGGTAAAATCGTTGGAAGAAGATCGCTAAAGTTCATCGCTTATCACGCTCCTGCATCAAGTTGGGGTGCATTTCCTGCTTGGATCGCTTGCGACCTGTGAGCAACATGTAAGCCCTGTCTTCATACGAGAAGGACTTGTTGAAGTCTTGCGCGCTCGTTGAGCGGCCATAGCAGTATGAAAGCACTAAATAACGAACAGGCACGTCATACGTGGAAGGCAGCGCCAGCACATCGCTATCGCTCGTAACTTCTTCAGGAATCGCGCCGTAAATAAGCTGGACGTGACCGGCTGGATTCGTTTGCGGCGGGTAGACTTCAAACTTTAAGGGCGCACGGTCGTCATAGATGAAGTGTCGCGCAATCGCGCTAGCTTCACTGTTTCGCCAATCCGGTACCGACGCACTCAAAATAGTCCGGTCAATTTGCGAGATACTGCCGCTTGGCGTATTGCCATCGCTTCCCATAGACGCCGTAACATCAATGAGCAACTGGCCATCTTCCGGCAAGTCTTGAACCGTGCCTTGAGATAGCTGCACGGTTTCGTGCTTGCTATAGGAAGACGGCTTGATCAGTGCAACTGTTCGCTGGGCCTCGCTGATGTATTCCAGTAGCAGTGAATCTGACCACCGCACACCGTCCGGATCCACCAAGACCGAACGAACCCGCTGTATGATATCCGCCGCCGTACTCATACCCGCTCCTACTCGCTCGCCTGCTCGTCAATGAGTTGCTTCACTTGCTCACGCAACTCTTTCACGGTCTGGCTGTCTTCCAGCTTCACGCCGAAATTATTCAGCGCATACTCGATCAGCGTCTCTTTGTTCGCCTTAGAAAGCTGGAATGATTTTTCGGCCGGAGCATTCGCTGAATCCTCGACGTCAACATCGTCAATCTGGCCATAAGGCAGCATGTCTGGGTTTTTAGCCAGCTGCGGGTGATAGGGAAAAATCGCCTTGGTTTTTTTGTTCTGTAAGCGCTTTGGTGTGCTCATAACATTACTCCAAAATAATCAAAAAAAGAGCCTCCTAAGAGGCTCCATTTGGCAGCAAGGCTTAACCTTTCAATCCGTAAAGGTGTACCAAGCTTTCTCCTTTGATCGCTTCATAGCCATAGACCTGAAGACCACGAACCAAACGACCGAACGCCGTTGGGTTTGGTAGCTCTTCCATTTCAGTCATTTGGCTTGCGAAGGTAAGACCGGACTTGTGGCCCGCCAGCATGTGGAAGGCTTCGCCGCCCGCCTCTGTGGTGTGCGCCAGAAGGTTGCTTCGATACAGCGTGAAGCGATCAATCATACCTAGACGACCATTACGCATGATGGACTCGCCATCACCGGCAATAGATGCGTCTTTCAGCTCTGATTTTTTGATCAAGCCGCACGCCCATGCAGGCAAAATCAAGTACCGACCTTCTTCTGGAACGTCCTGCTCATCCAGCACCGTGCCGCAATCCACGATGTAATCGAGAATATTGGCTTTGGTCATAGAGAGCGGAGCGCCCGCCGCGCCTAGATCAATGTCACCACTGATCTTGCCCGCAGTTGCGCCGGTATTTTCAGCAGCGACGCTGCCATAAACACCGCCAAGCACATCGCGATCAATTGCGATCTTCATCTGCTCGGACGCATCGGTTGACCAGTTATCCAAAAGGTTAAGGTCAGACTGATGCTTATCCACGCTATCGACTTTGAAGTTAAAGTACTTACCTTTGTCGATCAGTAGCTCTACCGATTCCGAAGTCGGGTCGTCATACGTTAGTGACTTCCCTTTTTCGTAGTCGTAGATCGAAATATCAGGCGTAGTACGGATAACTACTTTGTCGCCGTGGCTGGTAATTTCGCCTTCATAATCCGTGTTCGAAATCGCCGATAAGACCGTCGCTTCATAAAACTTAGTGACGAGTTTGGAACTCCAAATTTCAGGGATAAAACGAGAGCCGGGGGCTGTCGAATCCACTGTGCGGTTGGAGTAGTTAGGGCCGCCATTGAGTGCAAAAGGCATAACAAATTCCTCATGTTACGCAGCTTCGCGTGGCCCTTTATTGGGCCGGTTAATGTGCGAATAGCGCTGCGTGCATTTCCTGTTCAAGCGCGTTTGCTTCAGCTTCTTTGCCGTTCCACTCACCTCGCTGGCGCTGCTTTTGCAATTCGGTCCAGTCAGTGATCGTGTACGATGGCTGACTAGGCTGATTTGCTGGCGGCGTTTGCTGGGGTGCTACGTGATCTTCGGCTTTGGGCTGTGCATTACGCGCGGCTTTCGCGTTTTTGAACTGCTGAACAATCTTGACGACCACTTTTGAATTCAGGCTCTCACCGGCTTGGTTGAGCGCGAATTGAAGAGGCATTCCGGTAATTTCGTCATTGGTGTTTTGCAACCAAGTGACGAACTCCGCAGACTGGTTGACCGCATTAAAATCAGGGTGACTTTCAAGGACATCGAACCAAAACGTGTCGGTCGTGCTTTTCGCCTGCTCGTTGCGAAACTCATTCATTTCGCTCTTAACAACCGTTTTTGCATACTCGTCGACGGCATTGGTTGCGTCCTCGCCTAGCTCCTTCGTTAAGCGATCTCGCATCCGCGACAACTCATCGTTCGCACTGTCTGCTTCTTGCTGAGCGTCCGCCTTCTGACGGCTTGCGCTCGCTAGCTGCTCTTGTAGCTCTCGATTTTGTTGCTGCAATCGCGGCACTTCAGCGCTGTACTTGCCTTGCAAGGTTTTGAGCGCGTGCTGCAATTTTCGGAAATTTTCTTCAGTGAACTCCGGCTGATCGATGGCGTGTCCGGCCGATTCTGGCTCGGGCGCTGGATCCTTCGGGGGTTCGTTTTGCGGTGGTGTTGCGGGCTGGGTAGGTTCTGGCTGGGCTTGCGCTTCTGGCGCAGTCTCCGGCTTTTCGCCATACATTTGCTTATGCAACTCTTCAGCTTGTTCAAGCTGTTTTAACGCGGCTTTTGGTACATTTGTCATAAGGTGCGGCCTCCTATGGGGTATCGCTTACTGATCTGGCCCGTGACGCGGGTATCAAAATCAGGCACAAAAAAACCGCCTCAAAGGGCGGTGTAAACAGATCAACTGGCCGTCGCGAACGGTGTCAGTCTCTCCGGTTTAGCTTGATGTACTCTCGTGCAGAATTCATGTGAGATAACATGGCATTGAGAGATCGCGCTTCGCCTTGTGCTAAGCGAATCGCTACATCATTGTCTTGGTCTACGGCTCTGCTAGTCGCGTCGTGCAAGCCTTCTTCGATCCACTGCTTTATGATCTTAAAGTCTCGGTTGTGCTCGAGCGCGGCAAGCGCCTCAATACATTCAAAGCTTGGGTTTTTCATTAGACTTGCTGCACTGGTTGAGGCGCTGGAGGTTGATTTGCTTGCGCTGACATGCGTGCCTGAATCTCTTCCTTGGTCGGCAAGGTATCCGCACTCACGTCGACGCCTTGGAATGCGCGTCGCAACAATTCTGCGCGACCATCCAAGCCAATAATTTCCATATCAACAGGATTTGCCGTTTGGTTAAGCATCTCCTGCAAGCGCATTTGATTCTGCTCTTTGGCAACAAGTGACATTGCGCCGCGCGCGATAATTTGCGCATCACCCTTGATCGAATCGTCCTGATCAAAAAGCATGTTAAAGATGTAATAACGACTAATAGTGGGCTCAATAATGCCGGAGTCGATGTGCTCAACCACATTCTTGATCGCCTTACTGGCTGCATTCATCAGCATCGATAGGCCTGCCGCCGTTTTACCCGCTCCGCCGACACTCTGGCCAACGCCATAGCTATATGCGGGAATACCGGAGTACTCATCAGCGAGGCTTGAGAATTCCTTGAATACGGCCATCAGCTCTTTGGTGTTCGAGTTAGGCTGGAAAAACTCAATCGGTGGGCGTGAGCTTTGCCCAACCTTATTAAAATCAAGCTGCCAGATTCGCCATGGGTAGATCTGCTCAATCGACGTTCCGGGCATCAAGCTTTCCTGATTCACGGCGACTTGCGGGCCAGAACTAATACCCATATTCGCAACGAGCGCTCGCGCGGCTGCATTGCAGACATTCTGGCAATCACGAATCAAGTCGGGTACACCGCGCCCCCAGAACGAGCCGGGGATATCCTCAAAACAGGCCTTCCCGTAAGGCTTTCCGCCGAGCGGATTCGGATTGATGCGCACACAAATAACGTGTCGGCCGATCAGCTCGCACATCACGTCATAGAAGCCATTAGGCTTAAGATTCTGGTCGCGCATGCCCCATGAGATCAGCATGCTTCCTTTCACCGACCCCCAGAACTCAAGTGATTCAATTGTTTTCTCTTCGTTATTGGATCCAGATTTGTGACCGCGCGCCTTGTATAACTCCGAGCGCAGGCTGTCACGACTCCAATTGCTAAGCCCCTGCAAGCTGTGTTCTTGAAGCACAAGATCGATGGCGCTGCTGTCATAGCCCGGCAAACCTTTCAGCGCCTCAATCTGCGCAGGGGTATACTCATGCACCTCAATGCAGTCGCCGTCATCCGGCTCTACCGCACCGGGGGCTGGATAGAAGTGAAACGGATTAACACGCTCCACCTCATAAACCACCTCGTTTGCGACCTGAACGCCGTGCTTCGTCCATTTCATGCGCTTCTTGTAACGAGCAACTGGGCCTTTGATGATGCCCGCAGGAAAGTCCACGACATCAGAAAGCACATCGTTGAAGCTTTTCTTCCACTTGCCTTCTTGAAGTTGGTCTTTGATTTTGGACGCCATTTTCGCAATGCGCGTATCGGCTTCGTCCTTTATCGACGTGGTGACAAACTCTTCGAGCTTCTTGGCCGCTTCCATCATCTGTTGTGGCGAAATTTTCTGCCCCGTACTTTGCATGAATTGCATTGCATCGGCCTGCACCTTTTGCATAATTCGGGCTTTTACGTCATTAGGAATCGACGGCTGCTCGGTTGCTTGCAGCATCCACGGGTTGTCGCCTGCAGGCATAAGCACGTCACGGATCCACGACTTGGCCGCGCGCGACTTTACGCTCGTTAACTGCATGTAGATGGCAGGCAAGCCTTGGTCTTGAAGTTCAGCCAGTTTCGCATCGCTGTACACGCCCGCAAGCTGACGCACGTTCTCGATCATTTGTTTTTCGATCGGTTCTTTGTGGCGCTTCGCGACTTCCCATGCTCGACGAACATGTGCAGCAAGACTAGAGGTTAACTGCTCACGCTGAATCCGCTCTGCCTCGGCCTTCTGCGTTACGACGGCCCGCTCATCTCGCGTAACCTGATCAGGCGTTTTAACAAGAACAAGACCCTGCATTAGTGAACTCCCTGCGACGGTATGGTGCTGGCGATAATGATCGGGCTTTCATGGCGCTTTTTGCGGTGCGCGTCGAACTTGATCATAAGTGCCGAAATCATATTGTTGATGTACTCTTCACTGGTTTGGTTGATATCGTAATCAATTGTGCAGCCTATGCCGTCGTCGCTTTTCCAGTTAAAGCGCATTCGTGGCTCGGTCTTATGAAACAGAACAGATACGCCGTCTTTATCTGCAAAGCGCGCCAGTAAGTCTTTAAGTTTCTCGGCCAGTGCGTTAACGCCGTCTTGTCTGTTCAAGTCCATGCTCCCATCTTGCCGCGCGTCACAGTCCGCTCGCGCTTCATGCCGCTGCTAAAAGTAAATAGTGGTGCGCGCGCCATGGTCTCGAAGGCCTTGGCGGCGTGGCTCGACCAGTCGTGTCGAGGCTGATTTGAGTACACACCTTTAAGCTGATCCCATTCGCGCCGGTAATGTTCAAGCGCTTTGATGCCATCTGCGCAGCGCTCTGCATCGAACGCACACATAGGCAATGTTTGTCGCACGGATTCGCGGCCTTCGCGCATGTCTGGCACGCGAGAGATAACCGTAAAGTTAATGCCGTGGCTTTTTGCGATATCGGCTCTTGTGGGTGGAGCATCGCCTTCAGGGCCAAACAGTTCGCGCACATTCAGATCGTGCGGGCCGAAGTGCTGGCCGTAGTAGTAACCTTTCTCTTTGAGCACTTGCGCGTAATACGGGAAGCCTTTGTCTGACTCTTCGTGGTAATCAATCACACGAATCTCGCGACCGATGATCTGAAAGAACCAGATGGCCGTCGCATCGCTCATGCCCAAATCCCATGCGGTATGCACGGGGAAGCCGTCAGAAATAGGAATCTTTGTGATCAGGCCTTTTTGGCGCAACTCACGAATCTTCGCAGCGTAGTACGCACCCTTGATCGCAACATGGAACGCTTCATCAGGATGAGAAGGATATTCACGAAACATATCCTCATCGCCCTGATCCTCTTCTTTCATCGCGTACCAAGCACGCTGTCCGGGCGTTAATGCGATCCCGTGTTCTTTGTACAGCTCGGTAAAGTAACGATTGAGGCGCGGCGGTATAGTGATTCCATTCGGCGACACGGTGTAGCTTGGGTCGCTCCACCATGCAAAGAAGTGAAACTTCCATTCCATTTCATGAAGCGAACGGCCCTCGCTGTTTGCATGATCCGTATGCTTGCGGGCAATCTGAACGCGGTCGTAAAACTCGCCCTCTTGGCCCTCGGCCGTACTCTCAACATCAATCAGATTGCCGGCAGCGACGGTATTAAACGCCCCTGTTTTTATCTCGCGCGCTTTCTTCGGGTACTGAGCGGCAATCTTGCCAAGCTCCGATACGTGCAGCTGCTGAAGCGTACCGCCTCGCAAGCTGGTACCGACCGTTACACTCGAGCCATTGGCAAACTGTAAGCGCCGTGCACTGTCCTGCGTGGTCGCGTACTTTCTGCGCAAAGCCTCGGGCAGATTATCGAACGCAAACTTGATCTTATTGTCGAAGATGTCTTCAGCGGTATTGCGATCCTGCGCGATAACGCCTGCATTCCAGTTCGTGTTGAATAACGTTCTATCCAGCATGTCGACCTGAATGGCGGTGGAGAAACCCATTTGCCGCGCTTTCAGTATGCAGTTTAGAAAGTGACGATTCTGTAGATAGCCTGTCTGAGCAGCATTAGGTCTGAATAAAACCTTTTTGCCATACTTATCGAGAATGTAGTAAAGGTTATTGAGACGCCACCATCGGTTTGCCAGATTCGCTTTCAGCGTCTCGACATCCATCAGGCGTAGCCGTCTACCCCTCGGCTCGTATCTGAAACAACTTCCAGCAGTTCATCTAGCGCGTCTCGATCATCTTCTTTGCCATCAATGCCGTAGGCAGTGCGCTCAATGCCTTGCAGGGTTTTCATCGAGTTTGCCAAGTCACGCAACACACCGGAGCGCTGCGGCAGTGAGATCGCTCGCTCAACGGCGGCCCTCTTCTGTGGTTGCCATTCTTCGTCCTTGGCCATCTTCTCGACCAATTCGGCCAGCGTCATGTAATTCGCGGTGGTGTCTTTCAACTCGTCCATGAGTAAAGCGCAGATGTCTCGACCCTTTTTAATGTCATCGCGGTGCGTTTTGATCACTGAGGCGTTGCGGGTTGCGACCTCTTCAACAATCTGATCTTCAGAAAGATCCGCCTCAATGGCACCTTCACGAATCAACTTTTCTTTGGTGCGAGACTGCACGCCTTTCGCTAAGTCGCGCTCCCACTTGTAATGCTTGGCGCGTCGCCGGATGGCTGACTCACTCGGGCCGTATTTAGCGGATAGTTCTAGGTTGGAAAATTTGTTTGTGCGCCACTCGATCTCGATCCGTTCCCAGTCAAACTTGCGTCGAGCCATCGTTACACCTTATCGATTACAACAATGCGAATAAGAAACTGCGCAGTACGGAAGCCCGCGGTAATGATTGTTAACTCCACAGGGTATGACTGCCCGTAGTTTGTGGCCTTTCCGCCATCAAGCCACACTTTTACGCGACTGGTATTTGGAATGACACCCGCGTTACGCACAGTAAAGCTGCTATCAACGCTCACGCTGAAGTTATCCTCTGGAAGCGTGTCGCTCTCAGAAGCCAACCATTGCGTTAGATCGAAGTCGTAATCCAGCACTTCACTCGGCTGCTTGATAAAGACCGCTTCTCCTGCTTCGATACGATTTAAACGATCCGCAACATAGGTCCGGCTTGGCGGTGCATTAAACGTGATGGGATATTGAACCGACGCAATAACCGTGACAATTCTGGAAACGTTTGCAACGTTGCCGGCGATGTCGCTTGCAGAATATGTGAGCGTGTACGGCCCCGGAGTCGATGTATCGACCGTGCCGGAAACGGTGACTTCGACAATCCCGTCAGAGTCATCGATGGCGGAATAGCCGGGGTCTACCCACGTCGCGCCTTCTTGAATCTCTACATTACCGCCAACCAAATAGATAACGGGCGGTGTTGAGTCGGCTGGGACAAACGGCGTAACCGTGACCGTTCGCGTAGTAGACGAGGAATTGCCCGCCGCATCAGTTGCGGTATAGGTCAGAACATACGTGCCGACCGTATCCGTATCGACGCTGCCAGTAATCACCACACCCGAAACGGAAATGTCACCATCGGCATTATCAATCGCTGAATAGCCCGGATCCAACCACACATCGAACTGCGTTACTTCAACGTTACCGCCTGTCAGTGAAATAACCGGCGCCACGGTATCGGCAAGCGTGGTCGTGCTAAATGAAGCCGACACGCCGCCAATGGTAAGCGTGCTTGTAACTTGGGCGTCGTATGCGCTTGATGTCAGATTGCGAGTGCGCAGCTGGTAATTTAATCGCACGTCCTGCGGCGTCGTTGTCCATGCGCCCCACGTCGAGCCTGCATCGGTTGAAACCGAATACTCGCCGCCGGATACTGTGACCGGTATATCTTGACCGGCATCGACGCCTAAGACCGTCACTGTGTTTGATACAACATAAACGGAGCGGGCTTGATCTACTACCGCTGCAAAGCTAAACGCATCCGGCGTGATATCCGTGCCGGGCAATGTATTGAACGTATCACTCGTGATCTGGCTTAGTTGCGTGCCGTTGACTGCCCGAAGCTCAAGGCTGTATTGCGTATCCTGATTTAAGCCAGACAGTGTGAGCGGTGACGTTGTTGCTTGCCAGCCCGCGCCATCCAAGTTGTATTCGTAGCCGGTAATGTCTGCACCGGCATAGCTAAAGTTAATCACGGCGCTGGTTTTTGATTCTGTAATTGAATCAATCACGATCAACTGCTGCGGCGGGATATGCACTGTTCGTGTTCGCGTAACCGCGATATTGCCGGCGGCATCCTGCACATCATAGGAAACGGTGTAGGAACCGGAAATATTCGGATTAATATCATCCGTAATGACAATATCGCCCGTAATGTCGCCGTCGTTATTGTCAGCGGCCGTAGCGCCAAGCTCCGTATACGTGTCGCCATGCGCCACGCTAACCTCGCTAGCGCCAGTCAGCGTAATCACTGGGGCTGTCTCATCTTGAACAATGACCGTTCGCTCAGCGCTGAAAGCGTAACCGAAGCCATCGTTGTACGTGTATGTGACGGTATACGCGCCGACCGTGCTTACATCAATGCTATGTGAAATATCTGTGATCGCGCCAGAGCTTCCGCCCTCTTGGCTATACGTCGCACCTTGCTCAACATAGCTTCCATCCTGCGCGACGTATTGTGGATCGTCGCCTGTTACTGAAACAACAAACGGCACGCCAAGATCATTAACGGTACAGGTGCTTTCCTGAGTCCAAGTCTCGTTTGTGCTATCCCAAAACTTATACGCAATCAGAATGTCTGCGGCCGGCGAGACGGAAAAGCCAGTCTGGTTATTAATGCTAAGTACTGCCGACTGATCGCCCGTGATAGTTGTCACGCTCCAAGCAAATGTATCGCCGACAATTGCCGTATACCCGCCACCACCAAGGCCTGCATCTGTCCGAGCAAAGTATTCGATGGTCCGCACATCATTCTGCCCCGCCCCTGCATTCGGGTTCAGGCTTCCGATATCAATCGTCTCCCACCCATCAGGCGCAGAGAGCGTGACGTTATCTAACGTGTATGTTCCTGCGTCATCTGTGACAGAGAGTGTGTACTGCTCATCCCACTTGAGATCGATATCTGAGGGAATGGTGACTTCGATGTCAACAGGAGCTGAAGCAGCGTCAGCCACCCCAGCAAAGTACGCACTGGTTGCATACGCATCCGTTCCATTCCCACGAAAACCAACAAGACCTACAGTACCGCTGGTTAATGATGTGTCCGTCGTACTACTTACTGAGCCATCCGCTGGGAAGCCGTCGGCGTCATAGCTCGATGGATTGCGATAGATAGTCAACGTCACCGTGCCATCCACTTCTTCACCTAGCAAGCCGATCTTGTCGCCGATAGCCCAAGTAACACCACTTAGCGTTGCAGCCAGAGACGTAGCAGTACCGCCTACAACTTTATACACTCGGTTACTAGACTGGGACTGGTAAGGCTTATCTAGGTGCAGGTAGTAGCCGTTATTACCCGCAGATAAGAACACGCCACCAGAGATAGAGTTAAAGTTCGTCCAATTCGCGCCTACCGTAATTTCAGCATATTGTCTCTGGCCAAATTCCGCCGTTGAAGCAGTAATACCTACAGCAGCGGGCGTCGAAGTATTGTTTGGGGCCGCATTAACGCTACCACCATTGTCTTTAAGCTGCGGCGCTTGGGTATCTGTGCCGTACAGAACCTCGTAAGCACCACCAAAACTAGCAGGAGCTTCGGCGGAGCCAGTGGTGAAGTCATGTTTTAGCGTTCCTGACAGGGGTTCAGTGACCGCCCATACACCATAGAATGTCCCTGCGCCTGTATCTTGTTGCGCGAAGTTCGCGTCAAACGGAACGCTTGTGGTTGACGATCGAGGGTGTCCAGTTGTGTCTTGGAATGCAAGCTCATTGTTGTATTGGCTTTCTCGACCCACACAAATCGCAAGGGTCTGCCCCTCATACGCTGAAAGATCAACCGATAAACCTGTCACGCTATACACGTCCGGTGTCGTTGCATCAATCGTGACAGAAGTGGAGGCGACTAACGGAGCGTTATTCGTTCCACTTGTAATGTCGTAAATCGCCAGCCCCATTGTCTGACCAACAGTTCCAGAGGTCTCATAAGACTTTACATGAAACTCGGTCAACACTTGTTCTGCTGGGCAAACAAGCGTGTCTACATCGTTCAGCTTATGATCTGGTGATAGAGAGGTAGTTTGACCGCTCCTATCTGTTACATCGTTGTTACCTATAATAGTCATTCAGCTGCTCCGAATAGTCCGACCTTGCTTACATCACACCCCATGTCATTACCTTGCGTGTCTGCGCTTGTTCCGCTTGATGATGCAACCAACGCCCAGTCCGACGGTATGGATTTATCCGAACCAACAAACGAGGGCGCAGCTTGGATTGAATTGGCATCTCCACCTTGCAGCGTTTTCCAATCGTTGTAGGTAATCCCGTTACCGTTAACCTGAAAGAAATTCTCGGCAAATAAGTTGTAATCACTGTCTGCCGTAAATATTGGCGATGCGTCCCAAGGCAACCCGTACACCCGTTCACCGATTACACAGTCACGGAAGTACGGAGTGTTTGAGCCGCCCGCAGCCTCAGAAGCAGAGTCGCCTACAAAAGACAGTCGGTTTCTAAACGTGCAATTGATAAAGCGTAAATCGGCACCGCCTGTCATTACTCCATTAGCGCCGCCGCCACCGCCACCACCAAGGCCGAAGCCATCAGTTAAACAGTTTTCAAACGTCCACCCATTCCCGGAGCACTGGTTACCGTAATCGCGATCAGTGTCATAGGTATGAATGTTTCGGAAGATGCCTGTCACATTGGCTACGCCCCCCGCAACATCGGTGTAAGGGTCGTTCGGGTGCTTGAAGTAGATTCCAAGCGGGAAGTTGTGAATCGTAATATTCTCAAACGTCCAGTGATTGAGTAGGCGAACATAAATGCCACACGTGTTTGTGTGCATACCGTCAACTGCTTGACCCGGCCCTTTCATGTAGCAACGATTAACAACACCGTAATCCGAAGTGATGCCACCACTAACTTTAAGAGGGGACTTGTTATCCCCGTCCAATGTCATATCGAAAGACAGATACTCAAAGCGTAGGTATGGACTTGCGGGGTTGATAAAGAACACCGTCTGGGTGTTGATAAACTTCATAAACTTGAATGAGAAATACCCTGCATTCTCTATGTGCATGAAGTGCATTTCTTGGCAGTCAATAACAGGCAGCTTGCCTTGCTCACCCCGAATGAGAATACGCTCACTCTCCTGAGAAGGTTTCTGCACATTCATTGAAACTACTTTAGGGTTAGCGCCACCCCAGACCGTTCCACCAGTCGGGCCGCCCGCAAAGTCTTCTGGCGTCGAATCCGAAGCATCAGATTTAATGTCTAAGGGGTTAGTAAGCTGATACACGCCATCGTCTTTTAATACGACTTCACTACCTAGAGTTGCGTTATATACCGCACCCCTTAGTGAATAAGGGTCAGCAAATGTGCCTGCACCATTACCATCCGCTACTTGAGAAGAAGCCCATATTGCCGAACCAGAATTGGCAGCCGTGTTTTGGGATACCAAAAAGCTATCAACAACACCAAGCCCTACCCCGATTTGCTCATTACCTGTCAGATAAACCCCTTGCGGAACCGAACCCAGTCCAGTTAAGGAAGTGTTGTAGCTTGCATCAAAAGCAGGGTCGGCCTGCGTATCATTCTGGGCAAACCCGAAACCAGACAAAGCAGCGGCTGTAGAGTAGTTAGTAGCTCGATACTCATAACGCTGACTTGGTAATGTTGTGCCTGTCTCGTTGTTGTAGTCTGCGTATTCAACATCAGGAGTCTTAAGGCTTGAGCGATCTTGAATGTCAGCCCAGACTTTGCGGCAATCAAGCATGATGTTGTTGAAGATGATCGCAGAGAATGCGTACTGGAAAGAGATAGCCGCAAGCTCACCGGAGCCGCACCCATCAAACACATTATTCGACCAGTGATGCTTCTCACCAAGCGTTGAAGTCTGGAAGATATTGTTGTGGTCAATGCCTGACTTCGTGCAACCTTTGAATAAGTTGCTTTGAATCAGTGAGTAGCTGTGTGAATTGCCACCCCCTGCTGTGCCCAAGAGAACACCCGCTTCACTTTCAAACTTATTGAACTGCGCCTTGATAGACGCATCACCAATAAGATCAACACGCTTTTGATAAACGCCAGAATGGCAGTTAGTGAACTCACATCGCTGAACAGAAATATCTTTACCTGAGTAAGTCAGAACCCCCGCGCTATTCGCACTGGTATTATCGCCATTCACTTTGATGTTGTTAAACGTGCTGCGCCAAACCTTAGCGCCAGTGACAAGATACGGGTTAAATCCTGCCGTATTGGTAGAACCGTCAATGTCATCGAATGTACAGGACTCAACATTGATTCCCTCGCTAACAGCTTTCAGGCAACTAATACCACCGCCCTCTGCAAACTTAGAGCCTACACCAGACCAAGCAGACAGAGCGGAGAAGTCGATACCTTTGAACGTAATGTAGTTCTTACCGCCATCGGAATAGAAACCGATTTCTTCATTGCCGCCACCACCTGAAACCGTCCAAGTGTTGCTAGGCCAGTTACGAATGATTAGGCGATCTGCCTCACCTGTGCGCGTAGCAGGGAAGTTAATACAATTAACAATGCCCCCGCCACCGTTGGGGTTAGCTGTATTGGTTCCGTCTGGAATCGTAATCCCTTTACCGTACAGATAACGCTTAGAACCTACATTAGAGATAGCATCATAAATAGAGTTGTATGGGCTGGCTTGTGTGCCTGTGCCGTTAGTCACCGCTGCTGAATCATAAAAGACTGCATCACTATCTGCTGCAATCGTGCCATCATCAATCACACCGTAAGCAACAGTATGAGTGCCATTATGCAAGGCCGCGCCATTAGTCGGGCTAGAGAGTGTCAACGCAATTCTGTGTTCGCCGTTGCTCTTATTTGCTACTGGAACCGTTATGCTCTTAACGCCAATCTCACCATCTGCCCATGACAACAAGCCTGTGACGATAGAATGGCTATCCCCTGAACTTGTGTAAGTAACGCTTACCGCGCCACTTGAGCCGTGAGTACGCTGAACATAAAACGTGTGAGAGCCAACACTTGAAAGCTCTGAATAGTCTTGATAGAAACCAATTCGGCCCGCGCCTGAAAGAGCGAGCGAAAATATAGACAGATCCAATCCGTCGCCGAAGCTTCCTTTTGGGCGACTACCTAGCAGCGAGCCGCCAGCCCTATAAATACCTATGCTGATACTCACACGTCCCACCCTGTCACTGTCAGCGCTTCACCGCCTAACGTCACAGTTTGCGAAGTGGAAGCAGGGTCTACGCCTGTCGTGGCGATAATCACACCTGTCTGCCCGGCTTGGACGTCATTGTCTGAGTCAGCAGAGTCGAGGGTTGGGGTTGCTGTAAATGGGTAAGCCGAAGATCCAAGACTCTGAATTTCAGCAACAGATAATGCGCGTGACCATGCTGACGACCAAAATACATCCCCACTTATGCCCCCGCCGTAGGAGCTTGTTACATCGCCACCTACTGTGTGCTTTGCAAAGCCTGTGAGTGTAGTTAAATCATAATCACCTGAACCAAGTAATGTGCCTGCCGAGTCGTATAGCTGTACCGTGCCGTTTGAAAAATCCCCATCGTTCAGCTTATCCTTTGCAACAAGAGCCAACACTATCTCTGTGCCAGATGTGACGGTTACAGAGCCAGTTACATCTAAATTCGTAAGAGAGCCGTTTCTGACTCTGCCCCTAGCTGTGTCATTGCCAGTTACCCCTAGCCAGAGTCTCCACGAATTACCACCGGAAGGGCCAAAAGATATAGCCGCATCATTGGTTGTTTCAGATGTAAAGTTTGCCCTAACTGCTAAAGTCCACGCGCCAGAGGATAGGAATGAGTACGAGGATAAAGCAGGCATTGTGGTATAGTTGTCAGCGCCGTTGTACGTCATGCCTGACTCACTGCCATCGCCAGTAGTCGCAACAGGGGTGTTTACATTCGTTCCTGCTGCGTCGCCATTGACAACATCTATAAATGTTGTGCCGTTGCCTCTGTTTAAAAATTCAATATTATCTAATAGTGACATTAGCTTAATGCTCCCAAGGCTGTTCCGCTCGTGCTAACAAATGCGCCTGCATCATCGCGCACGTAAATGTAGGCTGTTGTACCTATCGGTATCTCTCCAAAACTGACTGTTGCAGTTGCTGAACTGTTAGACCACGCCGTAGACCGCGCATACACTAAGTTTGTGCAACTAGCTAACGTAGCTGCATCACCGATATATATTCCCGCTAACTCATCGTCTGCATAAGGGTCTTTGATTTGAGCTACAAGATGCCCGTAGTCGTTATCGCTGCCGCCCCAATCGCAACCAAAGAGCGTATGGAAAAACTGATACGCCACCTCTGACATTAGGGCGGAGTTGGGATTAGTGTGCGTATATGAGAACTGTGAACCGTCTACATTTTGCGAGATTTTGTAATCTGTCGATGAATAATCAACCAAGAATCCAAAGTCATGCCAGTTGCTGTCAGGCATGGATAGACCATTTGGCCTTTCGTCATCACTTCCAAAGTCACTGCGCCTTATATCAACAATATTCTGGCCTGTTGATACTACGGTGAAGCCTAATGCGACCTCTGGATTTGTCGGTGTCACTGATGGGTCGGACGATGACCTTGTTAGCTTCATTGACCGTCCCCCGATATACTCAACTCCATCAAATGTAGCTGTAGCTCCGCTCGTATCACCAACAATAGAGGCTCCATTGTTATCAGAGGAGCTGTAAGAGCCATCTACTGTAAAAGTAATGTTTGAATTGGCTGAGTCGAATTTGATTATGCGGCCAGTAAAGCTACCGCTTGTACCTTTTGTTCCTGTGAATGTCTCACCTAAAGCAAAAGCCGTGTTGTCTCCATCGTCAAACGTGCCAGTAGATGAAGAAAGCGAACTTGTCCTTACCTTGGATAAATCAAACGAGTATCTAGCAGAAAACCCCCATCTAGCTTTTCTTGTGGAAACTGCTTGATTAACTGCCATCTCGGAAAAACTGCCAAGTTTTGCGTCTGTGTCTGTAGACTCATAACCAAATACTGAACGCTCACCAAGAGCCGTTCTAGCTGTTAGGCCTGTAGCAGTATCAAATGCGGAAGCATTGACCCCTTCGGTAATTACCGAACCATCCGACAAAGAGGCTTCCAAAAGCGTCACCTCTCCACTTCTGTTATATGCTACGCTGCCACGCTGCCACCAAATAGGCGAGGGGTTGATGCGACTACCAAAATCATAAGTGCCATCTGTCGTAATTGTAAGCGTATTACCATCAGCTAAACCATCAGGCGCAGTCCACGCAAGCGCAGATGTACCGCCAGAAAACGCAGAACCACCACTAGGATTATCCCCTAGCAAGCCTACACCTGTTCTGTATAAATCTATGTTGATGGGCATTAAGGCTCTTCGTCTCTCTTTGCTCTTTCTTCCATTGCGATCACTCTGCGCTGATTAAGCTTGTAATTCTTCCACTGTATGCACACGCCGATAGCGCCAAAGACAAGCGTTAAGCTAAAACCGATGATGACGGAGTTTTGTTCGATCCAGCCTTTGAAGCCTAGAAACGTTGTCGTAGAGCCGAGGCCGACGCTTGCTTTCGTTAGTGCTTGTCCTATGTGATCCTGAATATGGCTCAACGACTCATTCTCCATTGTGAGCTTTAATGACATCGATCAGCGTCTCTATGTACTGTTCGCGCGAGCGCAGATGGATATACACGCTCTTTTGAACCGGAACCGGGCATTGCTTGATCTCTGATAGTTTGACGGTGCCGGAGTAGTGCTTGGGCGGGACGATAACGGGAACCACGCTTGGAGTAGTTTCGCATCCACTAAGACTTATCAAAGTAATCAAGATGGCTATCATCTTTGAGCGCATCGTCGATCTCCTGCTGATTTTTCTCTCGCCTTCGCTTTGCGGCTTTTAGCTGTGCCTCAACGTTGTGAATCTTGGCTTTTTCTTGCGAGAGCTGCTTGTCTAGGCGCTTCGCTTTTCCTCGGTAATACTTGGCTGTAAACAGGGCAAGGAAGAACGCGAGAACAGCGACGGCATAACCTTTAATACCGGTAAGAAATTTGATCATTCGTTGGAGTCCGTCTTGTAAACGAGGTAGCTGTACTGAGCGACGAGAGTTGTTAGGCAAATGATGATCGGCGCAATGATAATTCCCGCCTCGCGCAAGTTGTTTGCTGTTTGAGGTTCGCCAAAGAATGCCGCGCCAAGCACGGCAAATAACGTCGCGATCAGTACAAAAAATGAAACCTTCGCGAACCGTCTGCGGACTGCAAAGCTAAGCTGCTTCATCCGTGCCGCTCGTCTCTTGCTCGACGAACCCAGCCATTCAAGAACTTTTCTTGCGATGGGTTGTGCGCAACGATCAATCGATACACGCCCTCTTGCTGGGCGCGAAGGGAAGCTAAAAACATGGCGACCAAAGAAGGACTACAAGTCACTTGGTTTATCTCGGCCTGAGAGATTGGACCAAGATACCCATCTTCTTTGACGCCAAAAACGCCGCAGCATGCAAGCGCACGCTGAGCGGCACGTCCAGCAACACGCCCCCGCATGTTGACGAACATGTTAAAAAGCTTTGATGCAACTTGAGGATTTTCGAAGTTCCCAAGCTGATAGTGAATCCAGAAATGCTTCAAGTAGAAGCTGCGCGCCTTGTCTTTACACAAAAGCGCTATGTCGTTTTTCGTTACATGGCCATCACCATCGATGTCTGACGCTTCGACAGGCAAGCCTTTTAGGAACCGAAGCGATATTCCATATTTCGTTGCCCCCCCTGCATCACCATTAACCTCGTGGTAATTTGCACCGCCTTCCCAATACATCAAGTCTTTGAATGCTGCATCAAAGTGAGACATAAGCGATCCTCAGAAACGAAAAAGCCCCGGACTCGTGGAGAACAGGGCTATATTTCGGGCACAAAAAAACCAGCTGTTGAGCTGGTTTGATTTAGGTGAATTTCTTTTGGGGGTCGAAATTCAATATGGGAATATTAGGGCTATTTTGTGTGGAGTGCAAGAGGTGAATAGAATAAGCAACGCTGCATTCTGAATTCGATCAGATCGACAAGGAGTAAGAGAGGGTAAGTTGGCAAGGCGGGGGTGTATATGGGGGTCGATTTGATCGCCAAAAAATACGACGTTAATTTAATCAGCCACTTAAGATAACTATTCGAGTCCGCCCACTGGTACCATCCCCTTTTTTCATAGTACCCCATACCACCCCAAAGCCCAGTAAAAACAAGGGGTTTGGGTTAGATTCCGCAGCACGGACACCCCATACTACCCCATAGGAACCCGTTCGACATGGGGGTGCATCTGGGGGTACAATCGCGAAAACACCCCCAAACACTAAAAATTTATACCCCCAAAATGCCGGAGACTCCCCCACGATGGCGCTTACAGACCCGAAGGTTAAGAAAGCCTTACCCGAAGAAAAACAATACAAGCTATCTGACGAAAAAGGCCTGTTCTTATTAGTCATGCCGAACGGCTCGAAGTACTGGCGAATGAAATACCGCTTCGCCGGAAAAGAGAAAATGCTTTCCATTGGGGTTTATCCCGAGATCTCGCTGAAGCAGGCTCGAGCAATTCGCGATGATGCTCGCGTGCAGCTGGCAGACAATGTAGACCCTAGCGCACGAAAGAAAGAGCAACGTATCGCTGCCTTTGATGCGCAAGAACTTAGTTTCGATAGCATATCTGCCCAATGGTTAAATAAAACAAAAGGGAAGTGGCAGAAGACGCATACCGCGCGCGTCGAGAAGATACTCGAAAAAGAGCTAAGCCCTTACCTTGGTTTTAAGCATATTGGTGAGATCACAGCGCCCGAGCTTGTTCACGCCATCGGTAAGATCGAGGCGCGAGGCGCTTACGAAACAGCGCGCAAGGCGCGACGCATCGCCGGACAGGTTTTTAGATTCGGCATTGCTGCAGGCGTTTGCCAGTACGATATCGCCGCATCCATCAAAGACACGATGACGCACACGGTCGTTAAGCACATGGCCGCCATTACTGATCCGGTTGAGCTTGGAAGGCTCATAGTGGCCATTGACGCATATAGCGGAACGTTCGTCGTTCACCAAGCGTTAAGACTCTCTCCTATTCTGTTCCAGCGTCCGGGCGAAATTCGTCACATGGAGTGGTCGGAAATTGACTGGAAGCGCAAGCGCTGGGAAATTCCTGCGGACAAAATGAAAATGAAGGTCGAGCATATTGTGCCCTTGCCAAGCCAAGCTATCGAGATCTTGAAGCGCTCACAGCAACTGCACTCTAATAGTAAGTATGTTTTCCCTAGCGCGCGCAGTATTCAGCGCCCCATTAGCGAGAACGCCGTTCGTGTCGCCTTGCGCACAATGGGCTTTGATAATGAAACCATGACGCCGCACGGATTCCGCGCGACCGCTCGAACATTGCTCGACGAAGAGCTTGGTTTTCGCGTTGATTGGATTGAGCAGCAGCTTGCGCACACGGTCAAAGACGCGACGGGGCGTGCCTACAACAGAACTAAGCACCTTGAAGGTCGCGCACAAATGATGCAAAAATGGGCTGACTATCTTGATGAACTGAAAGCCAAAGCGCTTTCTAAGAATGTGGTCGATGGTGATTTCAGGAAGCGAGCAGAGGGAGAGTAGGCTTGAACGACGATGATCGTAATAAATTAGGTGAGCGAGTGGTAATCCCTCTTGTTTTAGCCGGGTGTATGCTGGGTGGGCTAGCTTTGTATCGAATGGGTTGGATTACATTTTAGCGCCACCTCCAAACTAATTTCTGAAAATTAGTAGTTGGCGCAAAATCAAAGGCTTGTAACACGCAATACCGACAAATTATCTTATAGGTTGACCCCGATACATCATGTCTGGAAACGGCTGCTCAGATTCATTACGTGAATAATCAAGCTCGTAACCTTGCTCTCTCATAAGCTGCCGCGCGTGATCTTCAACAAGCTTTTCTATCTCTTGCCCGGTAATCTCAAGCTTTATTTGTTTAATTAGTTTTGGCATTTCAAATCACTCCTATTCGACATTACTGCGATATAACATGGACTTTCTGAGCCCACGAACTGCCGTCTAATATCATTGCTGTGATGAAATATTTGTTGGCTTTTAGGTCAACAATTACTTCCTCTTTCTCACTTCCAGCATGTAAAACTTCTTCTGCAACGTAGCGACACGGACGACCTTTAAATTCACAATGAATAATGTCGCCGGCGTTGATTTGCCCTTGTTTTGTAACTAGCATTTTTAGTCACTCCTTAGCGACAGAATTACGATTCGCGGGCTACCGCCTCGCGGAACTTATCAAATTGACCGTCTAACCGTTCCATGCGATCAGAGCCAAAGCCGATACAAGCTCACTCGTCGTTACCCGCCGCGCTCAATTTGTCGATCAGTGCGCGGATATCTTCAGCGCGGTAAGCGGCTGTATTTGCGCCAAGTCGCACCGGCTTAGGCGCTCTGCCGCTCTCAACCCAGCGATCCCATGTCGAAGAACTTACTTCGATGAACTTGAGCACCGTCTTTTTTCGAATGAATCCGGTGGATGGAAGCTCTAAAATCTCGACTGCACTCATGCTGCTTCCTCTCGATCTTTATCGTTAATTACATCTGTGCCGATAATCTCGGCGGTCATGTGACACGTCACGTAGTGCCGCATATTCGCCTCGGCAAAGATCTCTTCAAGCGCTTGCTGATAGTAGCCGTCCGCTTGGCGGAGAATGCCGTGTATCAACAGGTTTGCGCCTCGGTAGTATGTCTTTCCGTTCGGGTCGCAAAACTCAACCTCGACGTCGACGTTCCATTTCAGCTTTACGGTTTCCGTGATATTGAGAAGCGCACGCTGATTCTTTTTGATAAGAATCTTCTTTACCGGGTTAACGTGGCTCAACCATGTATTGGTGATCTCACTTTTCGGCTCTAGAGGATCTTGGCAATCCCAACCAAACTGAGTACCAATAATCAGGTGATTGGTCGCCTTGGTATGATTGCGTTGCTTGCGCTTCTTCATCTCGTCTACCTCAATCCTGCTTTGTATGCGCCATCAATACTCATTGCTTTCCACTGCAAGTTACGTGCTGCTTCTTTACTCATGCCCACGGGGATTTGCTGAATTTTATTTCCAGCTTTTAGGAATTTGCGCACGTCCTTTTCAATCGTTGCGCGGTCCGCTTCAGTTCCTGTTTTAAGTGATCGCATTTTTATTGTTCCTCAAAAAGAGCCCCCGAAGGGGCTAAGTGCGAGGTAGTCCCGCTATGACTGTTTTTCGGCTGTGCCGATGAATGTTTCCAGCTCAAGTCCGTTCGACGAGTCAACGATAAGATCTTTAAACTCAATCGCCATGTCCTCTTCGATACTTTCAAGCCGAAGTACGCGCATCGATATTCGAGGCTTTTCGTCCCCTGTTAGAATCGACAATCGAAGATTGAACGTGCGCTCCTTCAGCCCCAGATACGGCTCACAAGTAAACGTAAGAAACGCTGGAAGCTGCTCTTTGTTCTTGGCCTCGATCTTCTCCATTGCGGTCATGCTCGCGCCAAAGTCATCGACCTTGCTCGCAACGCTTCTCGCGGCATCGATGGTTAAGTCTCGAACCGACGCGGCCGCTTGAGCCGCTGTCATTTCGGTTTCGTCATTGGCAAGCACAGATATATTGTCTGACCAGTCTTCAATAAAGTCAGCGGCCTGCTTTTGGCTAAGAGTGGTCCCGTTAATATTGATTAGCGACAAGAATGCAGCAGTTTTGTCTAGCGTTAGCTTCGCTTGGTTTTGCTTATGAAGCGGAAGCTCTCGAGTGCCAAGATCATAAATGGCATGCGCGCGCATCGCGTCAGCATCAACAAAGCAAGTAGCCCCGGCTTGATCGTGCTTTTCGTTGTAGCGTGCGAAGTCGTCAATGCTATTTGTGGCGTACCGCAAGCGATACCGCGCAGCATTTGGCATCTTGCTCTCAAGGTCTTCCAGCCTCATCGAGCTTGGAACAAGTGCGACGGGGATTGCCGTATCGTGCTTCTCTAAGCTCGAAACGATATCGGGAATGTGCGCGGTTTCTTGAATGTGTTGAATTGCGTCTTTGTCTAACATGATTGATCCTGCTGCTACTTGATGCGGCGAATGCCGTCATCGTCCTGTTCTAATTGAAACTGACCGTTGTTATCTTCTTTTGGTGTATCAATGGTCATTACCCCACCCTTTCCAACGAACATCGAAGTTTCTGTAATATCCTCTTCGGCTCGCTTACCCCGCTTGGTCGGGATCTCATGTGCTAGCTTGTGCGCAATCAGCACTTGCTCGTTATCACCGACCTGAGAAAGCGTGAACTCTATTTTCACCTTGGCCTTCTTTACGCCATTCCCGTTGATTACAACGCCCAGCGCTGCATCACTAAGTGTGTGCGCTAGCTTCTCTTTGAAGATCCCCGCATTGAGCTCTTCAATAAAATCGTCGACATTTGTTTGCGGCATCTGCCTTTCTCCCTTGATGAATTGACTGGTTAAGCCACCCGCTTATCGTTTGGGTGTGGAATTCCTGCGTCGCGCTTTTGGCGAATCTCTTCGCGGTCGACGCACATGTCTTTTGGCGCATCGACACCAATGCGCACCTGATTGCCTCTGACACCAAGAACGGTGACAGTGATTTCTTCCCCAAGCTTTAACGCTTCGCCGGGCTTTCTGCTCAAAATAAGCATTACGCTACGTCCTCTTGTTGTTGGTCGATCATTGCAAAGTAAATATCCATACAGGCGCGGGCATCGGCCATTGCGGTATGGGCGTTTTTCAGCTCCTTACCAGTAAAGTGCTTGTAAGCTTCTTCCAGCTTGGGCGGCTTCCAGCCAAAGCGACCTCGAGGCTCTAGCTGAAGGACCGGCTTTGACATAAGCATGGTGCATAAGTGGTCTTCTTTTTCGGCCCAGACATCGCGAACTTGGTCCGAGAAGTCATAACGGCTTAGCGCTATTCGAATTAAACGCTGGTCGAACGTTTTGTTATGTGCAACGCGTAACGCATCACCACGCATTTGCAAAAAGATATCGACCGCCTGCTTTTCTGAAACTCCGACCGACAATGCTTTCTCGGTCGTAATGCCGTGAATTTCAGCCACCTCTTCAGGGATTTCCCACCCGTCAGGCTTTATGATTAGATCAATGGCTTGCAGCACTTCTTTCGTATCTGCATCGCAGAGAATTGCGCCAAGCTGCACAAGGTGCGGCTGCGCCGGATCGCTGGAACGCTCCTTCCAGATAGGAAGGCCTGTTGTTTCTGTGTCGTAGAAAAGAACGGTATTCATGATTTCTATCCTTTAAAAAAAGCGGTACTGCTATCTCCGCAAAAGCCTGTTGCTCTGATCACAACCAGCTGATTGAAAACTTCTTCGCTTGGCGCTTCATCCACGCCTCGAGCTTGCGTGCGGCCTTTCGGTAAGGGCAAACCGCATGGCGGTAGCCTTTACGGTATTCGATGAACAACCCTCTATCACTTGCGAACGTGAAGCGGAATATGCCTTCGTCACCATCGTTTCGGCCGGCGATGTATGCGCGACTCTTTGCTTGTGCATACGACTCACTCATCTACCTCTCCTGTATAAAAAAAAGCGGGCAGCGGATCAGTGCTATCCCGCTAAAGCTTCCGCGCCTTCTTTCGCTGCTTCTATCTCGTTCGCATCACGAGATACTTGCACAGCGCAAAGAGATGTAATTCCGGCTCGCTCCATTGCTTTTCTGAGCGAACGTTCAATACTCTCGTTTTTAACTGAAGGCGAGGTTTTGACTAAAAACTGACAGCAGACAAGAAGTTCGACCTTTCCTTGGTCGTCTGGTGCCGGTTCTTTTGATGGCGCTCGAGCTACGTGAAGTGAAGGTTTCATTTCCGTAACTTTGGCCGAGGTCGTTTCTTGCGCTGCCGCGACAGGCTTTTCTTTCTCCATTTTTTCACGCATCGCTTGCTGCGCAATCTCTTCGCGCTTAACCTCCGAGCTCAAAAGCGCGGTCAGCCTTTCCTTATAGGCATCCTCTTCATCGAACAGAAATGCCTCGACGTGGGTTCGTTCTAGGGGCGCGCTAAGGCCCGCCTTATAGCTTTCGTTCTCAAGTTTGAGCAAGCGCATCTGAGTTTGATCCTGAACTCGCTTATTCGCGTTCACGCGCTCTTCGATCTTGTTAATAGTGCCTCGAGTAAGCTTGCCCTTTGCCGTAAGGGCCGAAACGATGGCAAGGTCGTCAACTTGAGCAAGGCGAAACTCTGTCTCAACCCTTAGCGTGTCCCATAACAGATCTCGCTCTTTATGGATTGCGGCCAGAGCTACCTTTCGCATTTCAGCATCAAACTTTTCTATCTGATCAATAATGGTTTTTCGACCATCTGCACACATAGACTCCAGCTCTTTCATCTGTGCGTCGAACGCCTTAATGGGTTCAGAAGCTGTCGCCAAAACCTCCTTGCGCTTCGTGCTTATCTCTCCTTTGGTTGCGTTCAGCTCGGCTGCCAAGGCGCGCGCTTCCTTTACCGTGTCGGACGTAACGACGACATCATACTTTTTTAGTTCGCTCTGAAGGTGCGCCTTCAGGGCATCAAAATTAACCGTCAGTAGCGCAGGGTTTGATTTAACTTGTATTAGCTCTTGCATGAGTCTCTCCTTAAAAGTGAACGACTTCGTTGTCTGGACTTTCTTGTGCGGGCGAAACACTCGGATCGGGTGAGCCGTCGACTAGCTCGCCCTCGTAAACATGCCCAGTAATTTCACCAAAATAGGCCGCGTTGCTTTGATGTCCGCTCTCTGCGCGCTCATCAAACGAGACGGCTTGCTGGATCTCGATAGATACCGGCAGATATTTAAACAAACGACGAATTACTGTTTTCTTAGCCATCTCTTCAAAATCGGTTTTCCACGGTCCGTTATCTTTAGCTTTTGAGCGCTCGCGAATTGCGAGTACTTCGCTCAACCACATAACTTCAATCTGATGACCGCCGCCCTTTAGTTTTGCAACCGCATAAACTGCTTTTATTTCACCGCGCTCATCCATGCTTCCAGTTGGTACGTGATGAAGACGCTCGTCCAATCCATAGGCAAAATCAAAATCGTCTCCTTCATACACAGCGTGCGCCTGAAGACTGATGATCTGTCCGGAACGTCGGGCAAGATCGATCATTCCGCGATAACCAATGATTAATTGCGCCTCAACACCTACCGTTTGCCACTGGCCGTTTATCTGTGCGCGCTTCTCATACGGCAAAATATAGGCATGACCAAGCGAGTTTCCCGGCTCCAAGCCAAGCTGCGCGCACTGCACAACCGCCCCTAAAAAACTGGCGGGAATGCACTCCTTTAGCTTGGGAGTCTTGCGAAACTCAGTGAGCGCTATCCGTGCAAGGCGATCTGGTGACATATGTCGGGGGAGAGCCAAGGCAAGTTCTGATTGAATCCGGTCGTCCTTCAGGAGCCCCTGAACGTCTTTAGGCATCGGCTTAGCTTTGCTCTGCATAGGGCGCGTACTTTCTTTTAGTGGGTTAATTGCTTCTGATTTCATATCTAATTTCCTTTAGTGAAGCGTTGGGGCACAGACATCAATTCAATTCCGGGCCAGTTGTTTTCGTTGGTGCATTTCGAAACAAGATCTAGATCACTGCGCATCTCTTGAAATCCAGCCAACTTACTTTGCTCATCAAGCTCGAAAAGCCGAACTGGGTAACGTCCTGCCTCGCTTGTCGTGCTGACCACGAGAAACAGAAACCGCTCAGGCAGCTCACCAAAATGCTCTGCATAGCCTTCTGAGTAGAAGGCGTCTTGAACGTCGTACCTGTAATCGCGAACAGACCAGTGAAATTTTTTTATGTCGTGCGTGGTTTTTACGTCGATAATGGATCGATACTCAGGAACGAGCTTGTCCGGACGGCAGCGGCATAGAAGGCTTGTTACCGAATCCTTCCAGTAGATGCTTGCCTCTGCATCGCCCTCTGCCTCTATCAGCCATCTTGCTTGCGGGTGCGCCATTACGCTCTCGCGAATCAAAGAAATCGTTTTAAATTCTTCGGCTGTAATCACTGTCTGGCCATCAAGGCCGGCTTCAAACTCTGCCCACTTCTCTTTGCCTGCAATCGTATTGCGCGGTGCCCTTTCTGGCGCCACTGCAAACTCGTCATTAAATCGGTGCGGCTCTAATAAAATCGCATGCACAGCATCACCAAGGTTCAAAGCGCCCTCCTTTCGCTTGTCTCGCGGGGCGCTCTTTGACCACTGCAAAAGAGCGGGGGAGCTACTAACTAAATCGAGCTGACTTTTACTAATACCCGGCCCTGAGTGATAGGCGTCATTTGGCAAGTCCAAGTAATAGCCCGGCTCAGCCGGCGCGATGTCTTTCTCTTCTGCTTCGACAAGCAACTCAAAAGCTTCCATCACTTCACCCCGTACTCGTCGTTCACCGCAGCCCGAACAGCACTATCGATATGACGGTTAAGGATTTTCTGAAGGCGCGCTTGGGCCAGCTCTAAATCACCACGGTTCTGGTATGCGCGAAACGTTGAGTGAAGAGCGGTAGCCAGCTCCTTGTCCCACGCATCGCCGACAATCTCTTCGAACACAAGCCATTGCTGCTTGCCGCGAGAGTCGATGTAGCTGGATTCGCCATTGGTTACTAAGATGTCGCGGAGCATTTCAAAGCTGCGCTCCATTGCGAGCTCACGCTGCTCTTGCTCTCTCTCCTGTGCGGAGAATCGAATTGCATTATCTGGTTCGTGTCGTGTCGCCATGTCCCTGCCCCTGTGTCGTTTTTCGCTACTGCACGGGGAAAGATATTAGCAATGCGATTATTTATCGTCAACCGCAATGCGAATATTTTTTATTAAATATGCAATTATTTAGTTTTTGCGATGAAGGGAGCCAGTTAACTCAACCTCTTTCGAGAAATCTCAGACTCAAGAAGAAGATCCACCTCGGACTTTATTCGGCGCAATTCCGCGAAGACAAGTCGGTCAATTAGGTCACCAAAGATTAGCCACTCAGGGGCCGCATTAACGCCGCGCGCGTATTTGTTGTACTGATTAATTGTGAAGATCCCCGCTTCAGCAGCGGGCGATTCCATTTTAGAGATCGTGTTTCGGCTTAAGCCGCTACGCTCGGAAAGCTGGCGCGCGGAAATGCCTGCTTTTTTCCTTGCCGCCAAACATCGTTTATGAATAGCCATACCACATCCCGGCTGTTAAGTGGCTCACAATCAGAGCCAAAACCTTCGATCT